TAGGGCAAGAGGAGGTTCCATCAATATGAAAAAACAGGCAAAAAGATTGCAAAGTTTAGGGCGCCATGGAGATACAATCCTGGCTCATATCAATCCTATTGAAGCTATGATGTTGAAGAGAATGGGTGGAAGTGGAACTATTAATCCTCATACCAAATTACCTGAATTCGGTTTTATGGATAGTCTTATAGATTTTTCAAAAGGACTCACGCATTTTTTAGGTCCTGTTGGGGATGCGATTGGAAATGGCTTACCTCACCTTTTTGGGGAAGCCGGGATTGATGAGATGGGGTCATCTCCAGAGGCACCTCGTGCCCTTCCTCCTGTCCCAATGACATTGAATGATTGGTATAATAAAGTTCCTTCTCCAACTCTAGATGATTGGAAGAATGTGCCGCATGGAAGTAGTGTTCAGCCCTTTCAACAAAATACTCAGTATCCTGAACAAAATCAGTCAATGGATCCTTATGGATACAAAAGAGGAGGAATGACGCATCACGAAACAAGTTTAGGGCATACTCTTTCTAGATTAGGTCGTTATGGTGATACAATGATTGCTCACATTCATCCTCATCAAGCACGTATGCTTCAAAGAGCTGGAGGAAGTGGCACGATTAATCCCAGAACTGGATTGAGAGAATATGGACCTCTTCTCGGTTTTTTAGCACCTCTTGTAGGCAGCATAGCTGGTGCTGGGGTAGCGGCTAATATAGGCCTTGGAGTTATGGGCGGACTTGCATCAACAGCGATTGGAGGAGCATTAGGAGGAGCATTGGGGGCTGGTATCACCGGAGGAAATATTGGTCGTGGAGCTCTTATGGGAGGTCTAGGAGGTCTTGGTTACGGTATGATGGGGCCTGTTATGAATATGGCTGGTGAATTCGGAATGCCAAATCTACAAAATCTCTTGAATGCACCAATTACGGGAGCCGGGGCAAAAGGGCTGGGAGGCGCCCTAGGAGGAATTTTCAAGAGTAATCCCATGTTAGCACCTGCTTTAATGATGGCAATGGATAGGCCTCGCAGAGAACCAAGCATAGGAGAGGTAATGGCTCAAATGCAACCTCCCCAAAGTATGAGAAGAGAATTTCCGAGAATCCGATGGGATCAGGTCGATGAACCTAGAAGATATCAAATGGAAGAGCCCAGACGATATAGAACCGGAGGTTTTATAACGGGTCACACTGGAGGACAGGCAGATGAAGTCCTGGATGCGATTCCAGAGAATTCTTATGTTATCTCTGCGGATGTAGTAGCCGATTTAGGAGATGGAAATTCTCTAGCAGGAGCCAAGAAACTTGCTGAACGTTTTGAAGTATCACGTATTCCGCCTCGTTCTATGAAACATGTAAATCATTTTGCAAGAGGTGCGAGTGTTTCAGCGCGTGTTTCAGATGGTGAGTATATTGTGCCAGTTCATGCTGTGGTCTCATTGGGCAAAGGCAATCCTAGCATAGGAAGTAAAAAGTTAGATAATCTTATGAAGAATGTCAGACATCATAAAGCTACTAAAAATTTCCCTCCCAAGGCAAAATCTATCGACTCTTATTTATCGTTAAAAAAAGTTAAAAGTTAAGGGAGCAGTACTATGCCAGTTTCAGCGAGAAGAACCACCTCAGATATTCCTGAATGGCTTGATTTAGCACTCTATGAACAACAACTTGGTGGTCAAAGATTATCTAGACGTCCTTATCAGAGATATACTCCGAGTCAGCATGCTTATCAGCCTTTTCTTGAAAATCCCTATTTAAGACGTTATTACGATATGCAACATATGGGGATAGGTCAACCTCATATGAGAAGAGCAGCAGAACACCTAGAACAAGCAGCAGTTCCTTTTTCTAGAACTTATGAACAATATCTAGATCCCTATCTAACTGGTAGATTAGGTGATATTAGAAGAGAACATGAAAGAGCATGGACAGAAAGAATTCTTCCGTCAATTCAACAGGATCAAATTGCTAGAGGAATATTTCATACCAGAGGACCTAATCAAGCACGAGAAAGCGCCCTTCGTAATTTAACGGAATCTCTTCAAAGTCAACAAAACCGATTACTGAGCGAGGCGTATGGACAAGCAGGGAGACTTCATGAAATGGAAAGCAGAGGATACCAATCTCTAGCCGGTCAAAGAGCCGGTCTTGGACAAGAAACTTCTAGACAACATTATATAGATCTAGCCGGTCAAAGAGAAGCGGGCGAAGCTCTATATCGACAAAGAATGCATGTGGAAGATTTGAAGCGTCAAGAACATGAACGACAAGTGGGACATGGCCTAGACCAATCTAGGATATATGGAGCAGGATTACGTGGTGTTCCGGTTCAGCCTTCTCAGACACAAGTAGAATATACACCGCCTGCGTCACATCCTGGTGTTATGGGCCAATTAGGCGGTCTATTAGCAGGTGCACAATCCCAACCTAGATTTTATAGTGCGAGGGGGGGTAGATTGACATTGCCAAAATCTGGATCTCGCAAGACTTCTATGTATCCTAGACGATTTAAATTCCCTCTATAAGGAGAGACAAATGATTTCTGATGCTTTGAAATATGTTATGAGCCAATCTCCTGCTAAACAAGGCCAACAGGAGGAGGATGTTTATGCTCCTTTTATGAAGCAAGTAAATCGACACATGCCAATACGTTCTGAGCAACGTGACGACCCTTATAGACGATATATGGCTAAATTTGCTTCTATGATGGGACAACCTGTTCCTGCAGGTACTTATGAGAACAGTGTGGCAGGGAATTTGGCGAGATTCAATTCTGGATGGGCACCAGCTTTAGAGGCGTATGATGCAGAAAAAGCACGTATCGAGCAACAAAATGCGTTAGCTTTTAAATCTGCGCATCAAATGAGGGAATCACAATTACAGCGAGAAATGAAAAGACAAGAGCATGAAGATCTAGTTAAACATAGGAATGCCTCTTTAGCTGAGCAAAAACGATATCATGATCTTTTGAAGAAAACACAAGAATCTCAAATTCCTTTTGAGCCTCCTTCAGAAGAGCTTAAAAGTAATATGATCTCTATTTCAAGTAAGCCACTTGAAACTCAAAAGCATATTTATAAAGATGCCTATGACTATCAAAATAAAAGACGTCCAGCTATTGAAGCTGCGATAGACAACTTGGATAGAATGTCTGAAATTATTGCGGGAAATGAGAATTTAACTAAAGGTTTGGGTGGTTTATTAAAGCAACATAATTCTAAAGGTTTTTGGAGTTCTGCAGCCAATGCCATTGGAATGAATGCATTATCTAAAAAAGATGAAGCTGATATTGATGAATTTTTGCAGAAAAGAGCAGAGATAAAGAATTTATTAATTGAAGGATTGGCTGGAACAGGAATTAGGCCTTCTGTCTTTATGGAGCAATTAGAATCTGAACGTGTCGGAGGAAAGAATATTTCAGCAGAAGGCTGGTGGAGAGTGGGCAGCGCTCTCAGAAGAAATCTTGAAATTTTAAAACAAAAGAAAGATGCTCAAGTAAACGCAATTGAAAGATATAAATCAATTTTAACTCCTCAATATTTGAATAAAACTGGAAAGGACATTCCTTCAAATTATTATTTAGAGAAGTATAAACACAATCCTAAAAAAGAGTTATCAGATAAAGAATTAAATGCCATGTCTCCAGAACAATTAAAGGCTCTTTTACAATAGGATCATTAACTATGGATGAAACATATCGTAAGCGTATATTAGAGGCTTTGGCTCGTCAGGAATCTGTTAAAGCACCAGAAGGAGAATCTAAAGAAACGCATCCTACGGAATCTAGTGCATATAAGGATCGTATAAAAGCAATCTTAGCTCAAAAAGAAAAGACGCCTGAATTATCATTAGGTGAGAAAGCTTTAGATATATTATCAGGTATTGGGAGGGGGGCGTTGTCAGCAATTCCTGCATCTGGCGCTCTTGATGTTGGGCGTTCTATTAATCCGGAACATTGGAAAAAGCAGAAAGAAGATGTTCAAGAAATCGATGAATATTTAAATGCGCCAGCTAAAACAACAGCGGGTCGAATTGGGCACAATGCTACCAATTGGGCAGTAGGAGCGGCTCCTTTTATGGGAGGAGCGTCTACATTAAGAGCGGCTGCAAAAGGGGTTGGAAAATCGGGTTCATTGGGCGCTCTTGCAGGGGCTTACAAAGAAACTGGAATGAACCCTGTTGTGGCTGATTTAATGGCTATGGCATCCCCTTATGCAATATCTAAGGCGCCTCAAGCAGTTTCGTCTGTGGGTAAGGGCATTGCATTTCCTTTTTCTAAAAAGGTTAGAGAAAAAGTTAGAACGGCTTCGGCGGAAAAACAACTAGCTTCTATTCTAGCATCAGAATTAGGAGAGAATCCGACAGCAGTTATTAACCTTCCTGAATATTTATCTAAGCTTCACGCAGGAGAAGATAAAGTAGATATTGGTAGAATTTTAAGGGGACGTACAAAAAGTGCTGTTGAAGAAGCCGAAAAGTTTAGAGAGCATAAAACTGCTCCTAAATTTAAAGAAGCAACATCATCTACAGAACCTTTCGCTATTAGTGAAACAGAAGAATTTTTGAAACAGGCTAAACATGAGAATATTGGAACTCGAGAAAGAACTTACAAGAGGAAGATTTCGGATATTGAAAATAAGAATTCTCATGAGAATTTGACTGTTGCAGATATGGAAAAAATTGCTCCAAATGCCACAAAAGAAGAGCAACAGAGTCTCTTAAACTTTATTGGTGAAAAGGGACTGGAATTGTTACCTATTCAAGCCCAAAAGAAGTTAGAGGCGCTTAATGATGAAATCGCAGCTGCTATTCATTCTAAGCAATTCTCTGAGGCTCGAGATTTAATGAAAGAAAAAGAAGCGCTTCTCAAAGATGTTAAAAATAATGCCCCTAAGTTAATTGAAGCTAGGAATGAATATGCTGAACTTTCGAAGCCAATAAGCGACATTACTGAGCATGATATTTTAGGTAAGTTTGTTTCAAAAAAGAAGAATGGGCAATATGAATTAATGTTATCAGATATTCCTGATGTGGTTATGGATAAAGTTATTCAAACGCCAGAATATAGTTCTGATTTACTTAAGTTTGCATATGATAATTTATCTTCTGCTCAATTAACAAAACTTAGAAACTATATTGAAGGAAAGGTTGCTTTCATGATAAAGAACTCAGAGGGCAACATTAAGAAAGAAACTCTTCATAATTTTATTCATGAAAATCCTGGTGCTTTTATTTTGAATCCTGGTTTAAAAAAGAAGTTAAGTAACATTTTCTCTGCTAATTCTTTTATTAATAAGATAGAGAAAAAATTTAGAACTAGTTCTTTCGATGATCTTCAAAAAGATTATCCTCTTAGTTTAATTGAAAGAATGTATCACAAATTTCCTCTTGTTGGCCCTATTTTTAAAAAAATTACAAAAATCAATCCTGTAGATAAAATGAACATAAGAGAGAAGGTTTTAAAGAATGTTGTTAATGACCCTGCTTATGCTCAAAAGATAAGACAGGCTGGAAATATTCCTCCTCTTTATGAAAGGATAACTCCTGGAACGTATTCTGCTTTACCTTCTCTATTAAAAAATATTGGCAGGAAGCCTTTAGGATGATTTATATCCATACTTTACCCATGATTCTTTTAAGGGAATGTTCTTTTTAGCCGGTTGTTTTCGGGACTTGCTTATATTTTTTAGGGGTTGTTGCTGTTGAGAAGGCGAAGGGTTGGGAGGATTAACCAAAGGCTCATTACTGATCCTGGTGGTGCTTTTCAAATCCTCTTCCCAATAGACGCTGTTAGAACAAGCGGTTAAGCTTAGCAATAGCATCCCCCCTAAAAAATATTTAATCATTTAAGTATTATTCTTTCTCAATATTGTTTAATTTATTTATTTCTCTTCTTATCCAGACTGAATCAAAATAATAAGGAGTAGAATGAGTATAGGGACTATCAATCATTCCGGCATATTCCGATTCTCGAGACATTAGAATATCATTAATTATATCTTTCATCATGTTTAAGATACGTTTAGATTGTTCCGATCCATCATATGTAAATTTGGAATCTCTTTCTAAATAAGTATATTTTCTTTCTTCCATATTATTTTTTATAGGCTGCAAAAGCAGATGTTTGTTTTGGGTCTGTCTTTAAAACATCTCCAGAACGTTTTTTAGGCTCTACGGTAGGCTTTGTTATTGTCTTTGATGGAAACAGTCTCCTACACACACCAGGCGCCTGTATTTCAACGGCAGAGGGTCTTCTCTCTGCACTGTTTGTTCTTGTTTTTCTAACTAAACGACAGGATGCTCCAGAAGGGATATTTTTTATATCTACCGGAATCTTTAAAGGAGATAGATTCGATTTAAATACTTCGAGAGCAGATCGTTTTGGCGTTGGGATTAATTGTTCTGGCGCTGTGTCTGATGCAAAAACAGAAGAAGTAATGGATAAGCATATAATGGGCAGTAAAAATTTTTTCATTTTAAGTTTTCCTGTATTTAAGTGTTAAATTCTATATGTTAATTTTATTTTCCTCCTTTATTGTTAAGAACCGTGAAAAGTTTGAATAACTTTATCTGTGTCGTGTGTTTTTGGAGCATCCCCAAGGGGTGAGGTAAGGGAAGGGATTAATACATGATCCGCGGGGCTTTCTTTAGGGCTTGGAAGGGGATGTGCGGTAGTTGCTGATGCAGCTTCTCTTCTTCCAAATTGTATTGCGCGCACTAGATAAGCATCTATAGCCTCTCGTACTTTAGTTGCAAAATCTTCTAAAAAGGCATCTGTTGGAACATAAGAACGTAGGGAGACAGAATATCTAAAGTCTTGGAGCATTCTGACTTCTTTTGCTGGTAGAACAAAGGAGAAGGAAGAATCAGCTTCGTCTTCTAAATACATGGAACTGAGAGGTCGCAATAGAGCTTCTTTCGCCCCTGCAGTGACAAAAGGGCGAGGAGCATACACCTCAAAAAGAGAAGATAAGGTGTCAACAACAGCACTTTTGGGGGACTGAAGAGTCTCATCTTGCGCTGCCAAACAAATAGATTGCGTTAACAATAGAACAATAGCGGGAGTTAAAAACTTTGTCATTTAGGATCTCCTTCTTCTTGAAAATCTGTTGAATAAATTGAACCTTGAGTGCTCACAGAATATGCCTCTGAGGCATGCGGAGCATACGACCCAGGGCCATGCGAAGCATATTGTTCTGATTTAGCGCCGACAGAATGAACATCGTCTTGTGTCTTAGTTACTAATTCTTTTAATACACTATCCATAGGAAGTTGATGAGTTTGTGTAGTGGGAATTTGAGTAACACTTGATTGAGGACTGGGAGAGAATGGCTCGAGTAAAGGAGGAGCTGAGGATTCCAATAATAGAGCCACTGTAGGAAAGAACAACAACATTTTACAATTCTCCCATCTCTTTTTAGTATACTCTCATTTAAGAGCTTAAGGTCATTTTTTTCCAATTTATGCAAATCCTGTTTTAGAATAGAAAATTAAAAATTCTCCTGTGTCTTTGTCATAATAGCAATCTCCGTCATGGGCGACCTTTGATTCTTCTTCTCGCTGAGATGTGTTAATAACTTTCCATAAATAACCTCCTCCTTCAAACATCTTTAGATTATCTTGCTCGATAAAGTGATTTATAATTTTCTTTTGTTCTTTAGTTGATATCATTTCCTAATTTTTCCATTTTGTTCCCTGTAAATATTGTTAATATACATGGTTGAGCATAAAAGTTAAATAATGGCGTGATCCTTAACATTATTTAATTCTATGCTCAATTATATATACTTTTCATTTGTCTCTTTAGATTTTTTTAACTATGTATTCTATTTCCCCTAACAGTAGATTCAGAGAATCTATTTGGTTTTGCTCTTCTTCCCCCACCCAATGGCATGGCCTTATGTGCTCCATCATCTTGTCATAAATAAAATTAGAAGCCTCAATAACAGCTAAAATCATTCTAAGATTAGTTACAAAAGGTGGATTGGACAAATGATAAATGATATTTTTTAGTTCTTTATAAATTTCTGAATAATATTCAGTGTTATATTCTTTATCTACCATAATCTAATGCTTTGTCGGTGGAACCCAATTAAATAATCTACGAATTGAATTCATGAGATCTGTCTCTGCTAATTTATTTTCATTTAGATGCACTTCTATATCATGTGTTGGAATAATCGCATTATTATAGTGGTTTATTATTTCATTTTTCTCCTCCTTCAATTCTTTTATTTCTGCCTTAAGCCTTCTTTTGATTTTACTAAGCATATTTAAAATAAATATTAGTGTAAAAAACATTAATATTGGCCATATTATTAGAGCTATTGTAATCATTTCATAAATTTCACTAGTACCAGTAACACAAAATTAGTTGTCTTCATTATCTTGATCTAGCCATTTTTTATTTTTTTCGTAACCTAATGGAGGGATTGGCTCGTTAAGAGCGTGCTGGCCTATTCCTATATTTTTACTTAAATAATCCGTTGTAGTGCTATTTAAATTGTCAAACATTTTTTGTAAAGTATCTGGGTCTATCTTTTTTTTTAAGCTCATCCATCTTTTTTCTCCAGAAGAGTAATTGCGTGCTCTTGTTTTATCATTGTGTAATATTTTCTTATATTAGATAAATCTTTTACGAATTCTTGATTTGAAGGATACCTTGCTTTAATAAAATTAATTAAAGATTCTTCCTGTTCTGTCATCCATTGTGGCTTAATGATACTTAATCTAACCAATCTATCAAATTCATTCTTCTCCCATAAGATGTCCAGTAGGTTAAGGATTTTTCCATTGGTGTGATCTTCCTCTATGAGGCCATTATGGGGATCATCCAACAGCCGTTGCAGTTGGACCTGTAGGAAGCTTGTCATGCTTCTTTTTTGCATTCTGCCCATCAACATGATCCCATAATGCATTTTAGGATATAATCGAAGGCATATCTGTCTTTGGCCACCTGCGGACTTAATAGGGGTAAAATGTGTGCCCATAAAATCTCTTTGGAGATTATTCATTTCTGGATTTACTTTAATATTCATCTGATGTTGTAAGAGTATTTTTAAGGCTTTTCTTTAAAGCGTCACCAGGAACTGTGACTATTTTTCCATCCCTTTTGTCTCTAACTACTCTTACTTCTCCTGTTGTCTTATCTTTAGCGGTGAGCATCATTCTGGAAACCACCTTCGCGTTCGGCTGGAAAGGCTCTTCTTTGATCTCTTCAAGAAGTTCTCCTAAAAAGAGGTCACTACACCTCTCTTTCTCCCGCAGAAACTTGTCCATATTGTATGTCGCTCTAAAATCTGTCTTCCATGTTTCTTGTATATAGCAATGTGATAGAAAAAGATATAAAAAAATATCATCACTTTTTGAAAATATCGTTTTACGGAATGATAAATAACTTCGTAGAGTGGGAATTATATTAATTATTAGCCAAAAAGGGAGATGATGGATGGGTCCAAAAGCACCAAGACTAACAGGAGACGTGAATCCATTTGGTGATTTTGGAATAGACATTTATCGGATTGCTGAGGCATTGGGCAAGCCCCAGAAGAGTAAGGATGGATGGATGTGCTGCTGTCCAGCCCACGATGATAAGAACCCTAGCTTATCCATTAGGATGCGAGATGGTCGCATTCTTTTGTATTGTTTTGCTGGCTGCAAGTTTACGGATATTATTTATGAGATACGTGAACGAGGATTGCTTGTTACGGATTCCTGTAACACCCCTCCCAAATCGTGTTACGGAACTCCTAATTTTAGTTACAACTCTGTTACAAGAAAAAGAGACGACGGTGTTACGGCTACTGTTACAGGGTCTGTTACAGACTCTTCTTCTCTTGCTTTAAGAGATAATTATCATATTGAATCTAATGAAGAAAATATTTTATTAAAAAACTCTTTGCAAGAAGATATTTTTTCTGATACCCTCTTATCAAGTAACTCAGTTACTAATATATCAGTAGATAAGTTACTTAATAATACAGTAACTGATATATCTGTTACTGAAGTAACAAATATCTCTACTACTGATGTAACATATATTCCTACTACTGAAGTAACAGAAATCTCTACTATTTCAGTAACTAATATCCCTAAAAAGAATAACTTAGTAACAGAAATTACTAATATTAATGAAGTAACTTATATATCTAATATACCAGTAACTGATATTATTAATAGTAATATTACTATAGATTCATCAGATTTTAAGAAAAACTTAACTACTGTCCCTTATGCTCCAATAAAAAAACAAGTAGTAGAAGATAATTTATCTAAAGAATTATTCAAAAAAGATCAAGAAACATTAGATAATATTAAATCTATTTGGGATTATGGTATTAATGTAACTGAAACTCTTGGTGAAATTTATTTAAATACACGAGGTATATTTATTGAAAATATTATAGACAAGATAAATTCTTGTATAAGATTTAATAAATCTGTGTTTCATCCTTTTTTAAAGGAAAAAATGCCTTGTTTGCTTTCGAAGATAGTTGACAAAGAGAATAATTTTGTAGGAATACAGAATATTTATCTTGATAATCAAGGCAATAGGATATCAAAGGATCAACGTAGTAAGATTACTCGTGGGAAGATCAAGGGGAACTATTTTGCGATTGGTGAGTTTCAGGAGAGGATGATCATCTCTGAGGGTGTGGAGGATGCCGTTTTTTTGGCCACCAGATGCCCGGAACGGTCTGTCTTGGCATCTCTGGGCACATCCACCTCTATTGCCCTTCCAGAGGTCGTAAAAGAGGTAATAATTGCAGCTGATGCTGATGTGGCTGGTAGGAAGCATGCTAGTCGCTTAAAGAGATATCTCCAAGATAGCGGAAAATCAGTAAATATAATCTATCCTCCTACATGTAAAGATTTTAATGATTATTACCTTGAAAAAGAAGATATAAAAATAAAGGAACAAAGAAACAATAAAATATTAGATTTAATAAATAATATTAGATTAGAAATATCTAATACATTTAGTATGTATACTGATTTTAATTTTATTACAAAGAATCAAGTAGCAAATTCAGATTTTTTGATAGATTCGATACTTCCAAGAGTTGGTGTGTCAATCCTTCTTGGCCATCCCAAGATTGGGAAAAGTTGGATAGCTCAAGGCTGGATTACTGATATCCTTTTGGGTAAAAAAGTATTCGAAACTTTCGATACAAACAAAGTAGGGGTTTTATTTTATGCTTTAGAAGATAATGCTTCTAGACTAAAGACAAGATTCTCTAAACTAAATCCAGCATTATACTTTGATGAAAATATGTTTGATGTTATTACTCATTGTTCTTCTCTTGATCAAGGAGAACTCAACAGGTTGCGAGAATATTTAGAATCTCATCCTCATATTAGATTTATTGTTATAGATCCTTTTGAAAAGATTCGTCCTAATGGCACTACAGGTAAGTCAGCTAATGCATATCAAACAGATTATCGAGATATAAGTTTATTGAAAGAAATAGCTGAAGAATTTGAGATATCTATTCTGCTAGTTCATCATCTTAAGAAAGAAACAACTGGTGATTCTATTCGAGATGTTAATGGTTCTATTGGAATGACTGCTTCCGTTGATGCAATCTTTATGCTAACTAAAAAAGATGAAATATATACCTTCGATAAGAAAGGAAAAGACATAGATGCAGAAACCTTCAGAATGGAATTCGATTACGAGTCTGGAAGATTTTTAATAGCAGAAGATCTGCAAGAGGAAAAAGTGAATTTACAAAATAAGATTTTAGAATATATAAAATTATCTCAATCAATTGTTTCTAATGCTTGTTTGTATAGATCTTTGGGCAAGACTTCTGAAGCAGGTAAAGTTCAAGTTAGGAGAGCTCTAAAATATTTAACAGATAAAAAAGAAATTGATCGAGTAGATAATGGTGTTTATAAAATATCTGAGAACTCTGTAATAATTAATGATTGGTGGAATAATTAATGACAACCTTTGTAAGGTCAATAGATATACCTGATATATATGATACTATAGTCTATAGATGGATTAATTATCCAATATTCTTAATGCATAGAAACAATGCAGTAGAAGAAACATATAAGAATTTATATAAGAGAGAATTTCTAATATTCCATAATGAAAAAATAGAACCATTAGAGTTTGATGGTAAATTATTTTTACCTATTGTTGTAGATCAATTACACTGGCCCGATACATATAGCACGGAGAATTATTCTATAATGATAGAAGATTCAAAATATAAGAATGAACATTTTATAAAATATACAAAACAATCAGAACATCTTGCGACCAGAGAATGTATTACGGAGGAAAGAGATTTGCAAACAAGTAAATTAACCGATCAGATATTTAAAGATTTAGCGAGAGAAATTAAAAGGATTAACTTACTTGCAGAAGAACAAATTATACAAGAATTAAAAGGACTCTCAAGTAATTTAGAAAAACAGATTGAAAACGATGTTAAAGACTTTGAGGTATGTTATTTTAGTATCGAAGATGAAACGAGAACTATAGGAGTTAAAGTAACTCATATTCCAACGCAAATTGCACATACTCAAATAGATCATTCAGAAAATCTAGATCCTGATAAATCTATTCAGATATTAAGAGAAATACTCAACAGGTTTAAGGAGAAAAAATGACATCTTCTAAAAGAAAATTAAAATATATTAAAGAAGAAGACTTACAAATCGATATTTACAAACTGGACGATGATTCCGTCTTGGCCGGATGTTCAGCCGTGCGTGTTACACATCTTCCTAGTGGCAAGATTAGTTGTGCAGCTGGGAGTTTCGTAATAACCACCAATGGCATTACTATGGATGTATCAGAGAATGTAAGGGTTGCTGTAAAGGATCTGGAAAAACAGTTAAAGAAGGAAAACACTAAAAACAAATGGACATGCAAATGTGAACATTGTGAGGAAATAATAAAATTCGAAGAAGAGATTTCTAATGACTCTTCGTATGATTCAATTGGTGCAAGAACTTTAGCATCTTGTCTTTGTGATCACTGTTTTCAAAGAAGGATGATATGAAAACTATTATCCCTATAAATTATGAGTTACAATTCGAAAAGGGACTTCTTACTAATCTAAGGATTATTTATTCATCATGAGACGATACGGATTAAGAAAAACTGATCCACAAAGAAAATCATAGTTTTTAGATGAAAGAATGTTTTATAATAGGTAATGGGAATATGTATCTCCGCAATTCTCAAGAGTAAAAGGGATTTAGATAAATAATTTATTAAGTAGATTTTATATCTTTTTAGTTTCATTTTGGATATAAAAAATCTTTTAAGCGACCTTCTATTAATAAGATCTTATCTAATCTCTTTTATTCTTTAAATAATTGTAAATTAAGTCCACTACAAACACAGTTGTATAGATTAAACAACATCCTATAAATACATCCAATATTGCGATCATGGAAGGCCTTTCGGGTCTGGCTCCATGAAGTAGATAAGGTCTTTAGTTGCATCAGTTAATCTCGTAAAGGTGTACTCAAAGGCTGGTACAGACCTTGTGCAATGAACCTCAATCCCTAGAGAGGTCAATGCTTGAGTAAAGGTAGACATTGGTTCCTCTAAGAGCTTCTCGAGCCTCTTTTGGTCTTCTAAAGGCAATGCACGAGTAACTAATCTTCTAAATCCACTCGTCTCGCAAGAAAGAGATCTTATTTTTAAGATAACGTTTTTATTTTCTTCAAGTTCTTTAATAATCTGTGGAATAATTACATCGGGGTTTTCTCTATATTTTCCAGATAGCTCTAATCTATGATACCTCTCCTCTATAATACCCTTAATCCAAGTATAGTAAGATACTCCAGATGATTTAGACATTGACTTGTCTTCTTCTGATAATATCTCCTCGAATAAAGCATCGAATATTTTCATAAATTCAGAAGTTTTCACGTAGTCAGTATTCTTCTTTTCTGAACCTTCTGTTTCTATACTTCTCATTTTTTCTATAAACTCTAAAGGAGACTTACTGATTGTCGTGATTGTTTCTTTGTTAGTATCTTTAATTCTCATCTTTAGGATCTTCTTTTATGTTCTTCATTATTTTTCCTTTCTCCATTTAATTCCTGTGGAATCTGCTATCTTTGGAAGTAGTTCTGATTTACAAGCTGCTTCTAATATTAGAATACCAACAAATATATATATTAGTATGGGAATTAGTATGTTAAGAACAAAATATCCTATATAGTATATTGGTGCAAATATTGAATAATATAAAACATTAAATACAATGTATCTGGTTTTTGTCTTAAATTCTTCATTATATCTATTTGTCATAGTGTTCCAATATCTTATTAGCAGCAGCTTCCGAGATATACTTCAAAGAATCCGCGTTTAGCCTCTTCAACCACTCTTGTTGCGTGAAGTTTGAGATTCCTTTCTCCTTGATTAATGCAATCACCTTGAAATAAGTCTCCGGTGTAACTCCATTATCTGCTGGACCCTCTTCATCAGCGTCGTAATTTGTGCTCTCTGTTTCGTCATCTTCTTGGCGATTAGTTAGTTTATTTAAAACTATCTCAGGTGTTGTGGCTGCAGAATCAGCGATTACATCCGCTCTAATGGGCGTACAGTCGATTGCTTCTTCCCACGCCATGATCCCTGACAGGTTATCCGAGAACTTGTCACGGAGTGCCCAACTACGGGCTCGCATCTGCAACATTCTCTTGGGGTATGAACTCCAGGGGCCCGGTTTCCCCCACAATCTAGCTGTTATGGCATCTAATTGAGAGAACTCCCGCGTATGCGGATCTTCGCCTTTTCTGTAGACTATACAAATAGCCACAGGCATTGAGATGTACTCGAATTGAGGGAAAACAACATCTCTTTTACGTTTTAATGCCTCTTGAATAATTTCTTTTACATCAAATTTATCTATTACATTGTCAAGTACATCTAAAAGATCATGAGCAACTAATACTTCATGTAAGATTCCGTATGCGGTAAGCTTATCAATGAATGCTCCTTTGTGCTTTATAAAGATTCTCTGTTCAATGGTCTCTGCTATTTGCTGGAATTCTCTATTGATCCTACAAATAGCAAGCAAACTATCTCCATACACACAAGGTTTCCCATTTACAAAATAAATACTCTTTAGAGATTCCATAGGGTTTAGCCCAACACTTCGACCGTAAAGCATTCTTCCCAAAACCTCATAAGGCCTTTTAAAGATCTCTTTTGGACAAATCTCGGACATCTCAGAAAAGAATGTAGCTATTTTAAAATCATTCTCTATATCCCTAAAATCATGTGGATTAACATTCATTCTTTGAGCTGCACCAACAGTTCTCTCTGGCGGATCTGTTCTGTGTACTAGGTTGTGCATTGGATAGTTAGAAGCCGTATGCGTTGCATCTGTGATTCCCTCTTGGCCAATTACACCGTTTTCTGTAAATTCTTTCATTTTAAATTCTCCTGTGCTGTAAATATTATAATCTTATTCATATTTGTTCTTCCTATAATAACGATAACCCAAAGATCCTACGTATCCCCCTGCTATAAAATTAATTAAAGATCGCCATAATAATCCAAATTCATTTAAATACTCATTTGTAAGGAGATCAATAGCAATGATACAACTTAGTCCAATAATGATAATACCTAATATTAATATAAAGTTGTGATTTTTCATTAGAAGATACTCTTGTTATTAAAGGTTAGTCTAATATTGTCCCTCTCAGGAACTGTGTAAGAATTTACATGAATGCTTTTTCTCATGCAGATACTTCCATCGGGAAATACCGCCTTAGAAGCATTCTCCATCTCTTTTAGAATATGAGCTTTAGCTGAATCTGCTAACGCTTTGTTCTGTGTTACTAGCTTAGTATGTTTAAGATAGTTTTCTTTATGTTTAAGTACATCTTTTGATAAGAAAATTTCTTTTTCCTCGATTGTGGAATAATACTTAAGGAGAGAATTTTTGCTATGGGCGTTAGGTATAAAAGTGGGGGGGATTTTTTTCTCGACATGCTGTCTCCAAAATCTAGTGGATTCTTCTTCTATCTTATCTCGAATTGAACTTATTTTCTCATCATTATGAAAAGTTTTAATAAGAAGTTTATTACCCCCTATTAAAGCTGCAATATCCCAACTATCAAAACCTGTCACCAATATGTAATGGACAATTTGAATCAGATATTGCTCTGGAATAATTAATCTAGATTCATCTCCCCATAAATGAGCTTGTCTATACCCAACGTTTTTAATCTCAAGGCCTTTATCGGTTCCTTTAATTAATCGGTCTGGATGCGCAAATAAGTACGGATACAAAGGGTGATAAATCGTATCACTCTTAGTAGTCATAAAACCGGTTCTCTTTTCATATCCTTCCGCAATCGCATCCTCAAGGGCATTGCCCCAGTATTTAGGGCCTAATTCTTCCTCAGGGCTTGCGTCTGCTTCCTCCTCTTGGCCAACTAAAACAGGCGACGTTTTATCAAGATAAATATCATAAGCTGTCCTATAAGGATCTAATCCTAGGATCGCTGCAATGTCCGAACCTCCTAATCCATTCTTCCGTCTGATGAGTTGTTCTGTTGTTAACATGAGACATCCTCCGCAAACCACTCGTCATAATCATCATCTAAGCTATTTAAAATATTAGTTAGAATAGTCTTTAATTCACTAGGGGTTGCTGAAAAACTATCGAGATATTTTGTACAATCATCTCCCCGGAATTTAATACTGCAGTTACGAAATTCTATTTTGTCATGTAGTTCCTTTATCAGAATTACGTATTCTACGGGTCTTTTTTGTTTTTGTTCTATTTCATTGCGTTCTATTTCATTGCGTTCTATTTCATTGCGTTTGCTTTCTTCTATCTCTTCTAATGTTTTCTCTATAGCTATTATGGATGAAAATATAGGCTTTAATCTATCTTGCTCTTTTGGTGAATAATACACTTCCATTCTCTTAATGATATTTGAAAGGTCTTTTTTAATAATTTCTGCATCTTTCATTTTGGTTATTCCTATTGTTTATTCTTGTTTACATTTTTTAATTTTTTGTATTCATCGTCTTTAATAACATCATTTAATAAAGTAACCAGCTTTTCTAATGAGTTGGTGGATTTGTCTACTAAACGAGCGATGTTACTCAATTTCTCTGTTAGAAATAATGGTTCTAATTTGGGGTCATACATAATCTTCTCCTAATGTTGTTTGTCTAATAAATTTTGTTTTATCTATCTTCATGGTATAAACTCCACTCTTCATAACTTGGACCGTCCTCGTCATCTTCTGAAGTGCCTTCTACATTCAAAAAATCCCATGCGTCCTCTTCATAATGGCTTAAATAATTAGCCAGAAATCTATCTAATCTGCTTTCCTCAAGTTCATTAATCTTGAATTCTAATGGGGTGTCTCGAAGCTCTCTGCCCGTATATTTTCTATTCGTTAACATCTTCTAGTAATCTCCTTGCCCAATGTTTTGCTTGATTTGAATCTTGCTCTGTTCCTATCCCCTGGCTATATAGATATATTAATTTTCTCACACTGCCGGCTCTGCGGGGTTTCCATCAGGCAAACCGATTGTACTTTCCACAAACAAAAATTCAAACTGAATCCGGTTTAGCAGCAATCGCATCCGGTTTGTGAAAAATTTAATCGGTTTTTCCCGCAAACCCGCAGAATGCCTTAAGCCAAAACCGATCGCGCTGCTTTCAAATAAAAATCAAAACCGCGTCCGGTTTCATGATAACTCCATTCGGCCTACTAGCTTAGTAACCGTTATAGATTGTCTCCGACACCAACGACATCCCGCCTTCGCGGCCTTGAGAGTCCATTCAAAGCCTTTTTCCGCATCAACAGGATCACTGGGGCCGACCATTAAGTTCATCGGCTGTAAATAACGTTGAGCTAATAAGTTCATAGCTCCTACGTACTCTTCTTGTGCAGCCTCTAAAAGTAAAACCATTCCCATCTCGGTGATTTCTGAGATTCTATCCTCACTACCTATGTCTAAATATCGTTCTGCTAACCTGTATTTATCTCTTGGTGTCATTGTGTCGTTCTCCTATTAATGCATGTTATCTACATCTGCATAATGAATTGTTAGTAATCTAGAGAAAAGTTTAATGTTAATGCACTTTTCTACTTGATCAAAAGGTTGCATGATGCTAAATCCTTTAATAGATAACGATATATAAAGGAGATTAAGTGAATTTAGTAATGATAGAAGGGTTTGTTGGACTTGATCCTAAATTCATCCCCTGTAAAAATGGGCTCGAATTGGTTAAATTAAGTGTAGCTACTACCGAAAAATGGAAAGATAGAGCCTCCCAAGAGGATCGATCTAAAACTGAATGGCACAATGTTACAATTTTTGAATTGGAATGTGTACAATATGTAAAAGAACATGTGCGAAAAGGATCTCTCGTGTATCTGGAAGGACAATTGGTTACTAATAAATGGCACGACAAAGATGGCGTAAATAAGAAATCAGTAGACATCGTAGTGCTGAAAAAAAATAAACATAAAATATATTTAAAAGAAAAAGGGGAACAGGTAAATCAAAATAATCAACAAACACAGAATACAGATGAAATTTCTATGTATTCAATGTTTCTAGAAGACGATAGAGTTCCTTTTTAAAACTCAAATTAAATTGATTGGAAATCCAATGCAAAATGAATTAAAAAAAGAAAAATATTCCAGACATCACGGACCCCACCTGTTTCAGAAGGGACATACCCTCTCAAAAGGTAAGGGAAGACCTCCTGGAAGTAACGATTCTGGAAGAATAGAACTTACCAAAATGTTCTTACAGAGATGTAAGGAAGATTGGCCAAAGCTTATGGATCAAATCTTCGAACAAGCCCATAAAGGTAACCAGAGGATGCTGGCAATGATTGTTGAGTTCGCTATGGCTAAGCCTACACACATTACTATAGAAGCAGAAGCACCAAGGCAGATCGAGACTCTGGACGATGCAGATAATATGTCAACTACAGAGCTGAGAGCGATTATGACGCAATATGTACAGAGTAAAAGGATCGAAGGATTACCCATAGATCAGAATGGGGAGCTGCTTGTTGGATAAAGAACTAGTTAGAGCGCCTCAGTGTTCGATTCCGATTGTTCTGGAAGCGAAAGCACGGAAGCTCTTATGCATTGCATTAGGAGAAGAGGGTGAAGACATGGCCAACACTCACAACATTGGGTGCGTTATGGTTCCAGAGCATGTGAAGCTTCCTGAAGGAACAAAGGCATTGATCTTAGATAAAATGACTATTTGTGAATATCGTAATGGAGAATGGGAGAGAGAAGAGTGACAGATGATATGTTTGACATGCCTTTTATAGAAAGAAGTCCTTTGTGGAAGACTATTGATCCGGAGCCTGAAGATGAAGAGAAGCTACTTTTTTGGCTCGGGATTGAAAAAGGTGGAATCACAAAGGAGCAACAGGAAAGATTAGTAGAGATGTCTCCTGGGTTGACACCAGAGGAGTTTCAGGCAGAATATAAAAGAATGGAACAAGAAAATGACTCAAATAACAAAATCTAAGTCATTGCGAGAACAGCTAGCAGATCCTTCATCATATGTAAGGCCGGCTGTCTCTTGGGATCCTGATAAACAAGAATGGGTAGAATTATCTGTTCATCCGTATTATAAAAACTTCACTAAAGACGAACGAAATGAGTTAGAAGATTTTATTGTTACGTACTCTACGAACGCGTATTCTCAAAAAGAGGATTAATTTCAAGAGTTTCTGTTAGATGTGATTAATAAAGAGAATCCCAATCATTTTATCGAGAGTCAGTATGATAAAAAGTTGGATAAGTGGGTTTTTAAAGTAGGTGAATGTATATTCAAGGTTTTTGATTGGAATGATAGAAGATAAGACGAAAAAGTTACTGGATCCTCGACGTTTAAAGAGACAGGCAAGAAAGAAGAATTGGGGTAAAAAAGCAGATGCAAAGATGTTAGATGATATTCTGAAGGAGCTGCATAGGGATATTACGCCTTTGGGAAGATTTTTATTGGCAGAGACAATTTTAGAGTAATGGAGTGTTTTTATGCAAAAGATAATCAAAAATGGTGTCACGGTTGTACTTGAAGAATGTTCCGATGATATAAAGACCATCTCTTTTGAAGATTCTCCCAAAGAGTTTCAAGAATGGTTTTTAAAAAATCTTCCTGAAATTGAAGAGCAGGTTAATCAGATTCATGAAGCATATTTTTCAACAACGCATTGAAGTATGCTTTGATTACAACTTGATTGATATTATGGAGTTAATAGATGAAGGATAGTAAGTTTATTGATGAAAGGATCAGATTTAGTGAGGATCCTTTTTCAACGGATTATAAACAATATATTCTGTCTCCTGTATTTAAACAACATAAGGGAAGAAAAGCTTTAAAAAAGCTGAGTCTGTCGAAGAAAAGATTTGATTATTATGTGGATTCTTTGAGTAGAAACAAATAATGGGGTGTCGTCTAAAGGTAGGACACCTGGCTTTGGACCAGTGAATATAGGTTCGATTCCTGTCGTCCCAACCAGATATATAAGGACATAGCTTAGCGGTAAAGCAACTCGGAATAAGAATTGAGATATTGATTGGCGATGGTAGTAGCACTTATCAAGATTTTTAGGAGAGGAAGTCATGAGTTCAAATCTCATTGTCCCTACCAGATAAGAGGATGTTGTCCCTAACAGATAAGAGGATGTAATGAGTAAAGAATTGAAAACTAAGGAAGAGTTCGAAGAAGTTTTAAAGAATAGAAATATTCAATGGTTCCCTACTGGTCCTTATGACGGAAGAATTAGCGGCCAATTTGAGGGAGTTTTTGCTGACATAGATTTTGATATGAAATTTGAACCCTATCTTGATTATGTACTTACAGCTACTTCGCCTGGTTCGGATAATATGTTGGCAATTACGCTTCAAGAGACTAACGACTTTCATAACATGGGATTTGATTATCTAAGAAATAGAATAGATTGCTTAAGCAAATGTTTTAAACAGATAGCTGAAATGGTTGTGTGTGATTATTATTTTGCGGGATTAGGGTTCACAAAAGACGGCAACACACATGAACAAGACTACGGCGATATTTACTGGGAGTCTTATTTTATAAATATGCAGAATGAAGAATTGTATTCTAAGATATTTAAAAGAATTCAACAGAATTATCCTGTACCTATACGTGGGAAATTTTGGTGTTGTGAGGACGAGAGAGGAAAGGCTTGATATGTGACGAAAAAATTTCTGTATAACTTAGCAAGGAAACATCAATTGGAAGAAAGTTCAAGAGGCATGTGTGCGGAGGAACTTCTGGCGAGAGACGCAAATGTTCCTGTGGTATCTCTAGAGCAGATTAAAAATTTGCCGAACACTGAAGGAGAACAAGCTTTCATTCGTGACAAAGGTTATGTATGTGAATGGAATGGAAGTAAATGGATAAGAGCTAAGTCTTTTGGTCGTGGCGGTATTACTTATCAGGGATGGGTTGAGTCCTTGCCGGCCAGAGATGAAGAAGATGCTCAAAAATATGGAATATTTCCTGTTGATGAATTACGTTTAAAAGAAATAGAGAAGAAGCGACAAGATAACAGAAAAAGTTTATCGATCAATGAATGATATGGATATCGTTATTAATTGAAAAATAAGTAAGTGTGTATTAAATATTAAACAAATGTTCTTAGTCTTAAGGAATTTGTGGAAAGAGAATACACAGAAGCAGAAATAGCAATCGTAGCAGAGGCCCTTGAAGCAAGGCTTGCTGCTGAAGAATCCCTGTACGAGTTCACTAAACAAGCATGGCCGTCTGTTGAGGGGAATATCCCTTTTGTTGGTGGCTGGCACATGGAGATTATCTGCAAATGCCTTGAATCTCTCTTTAGACGTGAGTTTAAAGACGGCTTGTTCAATGTCCCGCCAGGCACTAGCAAGACAACCTTGATAAGCATTATGTTCCCTGTGTGGTGTTGGATTCATGATGTTGAAGAAACGTTCATGTGTGCATCTTATGCCGCTGCTGTGTCTTTGGAACAATCTTTGAAGTGTAGACGATTATTGGAGTCTGAATGGTTTCAATCAAGGTGGGGTGATAGAGTTAAGCTGGCTTCAGATCAAAGTGCTAAGGGATTCTTCTACAACAGTTGTTTTGGGTATAGGATTGCAACCTCTGTTACTGGTGCTACAACTGGGCGACGGGCTGCAATTAAGATTGCAGATGATCCGAATGATGTGAATGATGCTTATTCAGAAGTAAAAATACAAGGTGCTGCTAATTGGTGGAACCAGGTATGGCCGAGCAGGTCTAAGGATCCAAAGAAAGACATTCGTATTGTGGTTCAACAAAGAGTGGGCGAGAGAGATATTTCTGGATTGATTCTGAATTCTGACAATGCAGATTCATGGTTAAAGCTTATCTTGCCAATGGAGTTTGATCCATCTAACAAATGCACGATCACATTCCCTAATGGGGAAGTGTGGGAAGATCCAAGAACTGAAGAGGGACAATTGCTTTGCGAAGATCGTATCGGCCCAAGACAGATTGCGAGTTTTAAGTCTCATTTGGGGGAGTATGGATATGCCGGTCAATATCAGCAACGACCTAGCCCAATGGCCGGAGGTATTATTAAGAGGCATTGGTTTATCTTGTGGGATAAATTAACTCCTCCGGACATTGAATATGTGGTGCAGAGTTGGGATACAGCTTATGGGGAAAAGGAATCTAATTGCTATTCTGCATGCACTACGTGGGGAATATTCAAAATATCTGGTGACACACGCGGATTAATTTTGTTAAGTTTATGGAGAGGGCGCGTAGGTTTTCCAGAACTAAGGGTAATGGCACAACGTCTTTATAGAGATTATAGAGATGACGGGGAAATTACTTTGACTCCTAGCACGAACTTTAGACCGGACTATGTGTTAATAGAAGAGAAGATGACGGGAGGACCTTTAATACAAGAATTAACCAGAGCGGGAATTCCGGTCATAGGATTTAATCCAGGAAAATATGGGGACAAATCTAAAAGGGTTCATATGATAACGCCTCTGTTAGAAGCAGGCCGTGTGTACGTTCCGGGGAAGCCTCCTTTTTATAAGGAACCACGGAAATTTGCTGAAACTTTGGTAGAAGAGTGCGTTAAGTTTAACCCTCTTAGCATAACTGATCGCGACCTTGTGGACACCATGACGCAAGCTTTGATTAGACTGAATCGGTCTGGTTGGATTATGCATCCAAGTGACGATGACAGGTCTGATACAAGCATTAGAATTAAGAAACCGATTTATTAAAGGAGAATTAAATGGATGGAAGATAAAGAACACATAACGTATTGTGTAAATGAGTATTTAGAAAATAATATAGATGAATTAATTATTAAAATAAAAGAAAGGGAAAAAGAAATGGAAGACAATGGAATTATTCAAGAGCAAGCCGCACCCATTAGCACAGGAGAGGCATCTATTACTGATGTTGAGGAGATTTTAGAACAATCTGCATCAGATTCTGAAACACAAGAAGAACAGGCTGCTGAACCCCCCACTATTCCTGTACATGAGACTTTTACGGTGCAAGACAATCTAAATGGACAGAATTTTCTCTACACGATTGATGTACCTACTTATCATATCAGCAAGATGCTAGGACAAATGGCTTTCATTTTGAATGCAGTTAATGAGAACTTATCTTCTTTTAATGCGCATATGGATTCTCATGGAAAAACATTTGATGGAATGTGCAATAGATTGACGGATATTTACACAGCACTTGATAGAGCGAAGTAATCTAATACTAGATTATGGAATAGTAGACTAAACAATTTAACTACCGGGAGCAAAATGAAATGGAATTAGAGACAAAAATAGAGTCAATGCGTGCTTTGTTGGAACTTTTGAATGAGTTAGATAAACCAAATGGGTGTGTTCAGAAATTAGGTTCTGATGATTCAGATGACATAAGTAATATATATAAATCGCAAAAAGATATTAATATTAGATTAAGTAGTATAGAAGATAAAATATCAAGGATAGTTGATGTTTTTGAATTTAATATTCAAGATTTGAAAGATAAAATTGATGTAATATTGAGTCGATCTAATTCTTTAATAAAAATTTCCACTAAACAAAATGTTTTTTTAGACTTTGATTCAGCAAAGCAAGAAGTTTTAAATTTCTTTCAAAATCACAATAAGACAGCACAGCCAGCTTATGTAATGCGGAGATTAAACAAAACGATTGATAAAGACAAGAAGCAAGTTCGGAATGCTATATTGTCTCTTCTTCATGAAGGGAAGTTAAGGAATGTGGCTCGTGGGCATTATGAGATTGTGAGAGAGCAAGAAGAGTAAGACTTAAGGAATATATTGGTTGATTTTTGGTGTTTGTTGAGACAAAATTAGGAGTACTTTACTTTTACCGTTAATCTAGTACAAAATGCTTTTGATGTGATTAAGACTAAAGATCTTGACACATCAAGAGTTTACAAAACAGCCCCTCTTAATATCTCCTAAATATATTTACTACACAAGGGGGACTGTTTTTCTATTGACTCAATAGTTGATTTGTTTTAGGATTCGAGAATACTTAATTGTCCAAAGCTCAATTAAGTTAAGGGTATTCTTGTTTTTTAATAATGTTCCAAGAATACTCTATTATAATCCTTACCGTGTATTATTGATTTCTGTTCTATACTTCTCGGTAAGGATTATATTGTTCCGACTATAAAACTGTATCATTTGTTTTCTTTATAAATATGAGCATGCGTTAGAGCAATTGCTAAAGCATCTGATGCGTCGGTTGTCAGGTCTTCGGGGCACTCCTTGATTAAAAATTTCATTAGAGTGTAGACCTGATGTTTCTCTGCGTGTCCATACCCTGTTATAGTCTTTTTTACATGAGTAGATGTGTATTCGGTTATAGGAATGTCATTCATGGCGGCAGCCAGCAAAAAAGGACCTCGAGAAATTGCGAGCAATAAACTTGATGATCCACTTACGTTTATAAACGTTTTCTCTATCGCCATTTGAGAAGGCTTAAATTCTTCTATAACTTTCATGGTTTCTAAGTAAATATGTTTAAGTCTTTTTTCAATGGTTTCTCTTGGATTGGTCTTTATCAATCCATGAGCAATATAAAGAGGTTTGGGGGCATTCTCAATGAGCCCCCAACCACTTATAGTTAGAGCTGGATCAATCCCTAAGATCTTCATTCATTTTTTCCTCGCGTTGCATTTTCAAAAAATCCTCTAATGGAATGCCGAATTTAAATTTTGTTATTAAAAACATTTTTTCGATCTCAGATATTGTTTGTTGGTTTATTGGTGTAACTAAGCCACTGGAATCTGGATATTTTCTGTGTATTTTTATCTGTTCAAATTCTTCACGTGTCCAAGAAACAAGATCTCTCATAGTTCTTATGCCTATTTCTATTAATTCCATTCTAGTATATATAGATAAATAAGGAATATTTATAATCCAAGATTCACAATTTATTTCGTTATACATTTGCATGTGGGAACTGAATTTTTTTGCATTCAAGTCGTATTCTATGTCTTTTGTTAGCATTCCACTTCTTTCTTTTTTTTGAGGTTTTATTAATATTACTGACGAATTTTGATGTAATCATATTTTATCAAAAAATAATATGTTCAAAAGATGATTTATTAGTTGTAAAGTAGGATGAGTTGTTTCTCAAAAAGTGATGCTTATTCGTGGACACATTAAATTCTACTCCTTTTGTAAAGATAGAAGATCTTCCGGATGGCTCTAGTGTCTATGAAATGGGCGATGATCAGGATGAGAATGTACTTTATCCAAATTTTGGAAAGGTGAATTTTGGAGAGAATCTAGCTGAAACACTTAATCCTTCTGAACTAGAGCGAATAGGATCGCAACTACTAGAGGATATAGTCCAGGACAAAGAATCTAGAGTTGAATGGGAACAGGCTTATCTTAAGGGTATTAAATATTTAGGATTTAAATTAGAAGAATTCAAAGATGTTCCGTTTATTTCTGCTTGTCGTGCTGTTGATACGACTCTTTCTACCTCTCTTATTCGTTTTTATGCAACTGCGCGCGCAGAATTATTTCCGCAAAAAGGACCTGTCGAATGTGAATTATTAGGATATCCAAATCCAGAGTTGGAACAACAATCGGATCGTATTAAGAGTTGGATGAATTATTATCTAACTGAAGAAGACAAAGAATATTATTCAGACTCTGAGAGACTATTGATTTATTTGGGTATAGTTGGATGTGCATTTAGAAAAGTATACGTTGATCCCATTACTCAAAAACCAGTTGCTAGATTTATTGATCCTCAAGATTTCATTGTAAATAATAGTTGTGTTAGCATTTTAAGCTCTAGTCGTTTAACTCATGTTCTGTCGTTGACGAAGAAAGATATTAAGATGCGTCAAATGACGGGTTTTTATAGAGAGATGTCTCTGGAAGGTCTTAATGACGAAGATGAAGACGAAAATCTTCAAACGACTAAAACAATCAAGAAATTAGAAGGTATTCAAACAGGAAGTTATGAAAAACAATCTATTTTCAAGATATTTGAAGTTCATACAGATCTTGTTATAGAAGATAGAAGTAAAAAAATGGAGGAAGAGCAATTGCCTCTTCCATATATAGTATCAATTTGTGAATCTACAAGAAAAATATTATCAATTAGAAGAAACTGGGAAGAAGGAGACTCTTTATTTAAAAGAAAGAATTATTTCATACAATATAATTACTTACCAGGATTTGGATTGTATGGATTAGGATTATCGCATCTTCTTGGGAGCAATGCAGTTGCTTTAACGAGTGTTTTGAGACAATTAATTGATGCTGGAACCTTGAAGAACTTTCCTGGTGGTTTAAAGGTAAAGGGCCTTCGAACTGAGTTCAATGACAAACCCATAGGACCAGGTGAGTTCTGGGATATTGAGACAGGTGGGTTGCCGATTCAGCAAGCAATTATGCCAATGCCTTATGGAGAGCCGTCTCAGGTTTTAAATGAACTCAGAAAAGAATTAATACAACAAACACAGAATCTAGCATTGACTGCAGATACTCAACTCGCAGAAGACAAACAAAATGCAGCAGTTGGAACAACGTTAGCTTTATTAGAGGTTGCAAATTTAGTTCAATCTTCCATTTTAAGATCACTTCACATCTCATTAAGTCGAGAATTTGGATTACTTTATGAATTGTTTGCACAAAGCTTTCCAGAGAATCCTGTATCGTTTCCGATTAAAGGACAGATTAATTCTGTTACACGACAAGATTTTACTCCTAATATTCGTATTATTCCTGTTTCAGATCCTTCTATTAATACTTCTTCTCATAGATTAATCAAGGCATCTTCTTTAATTCAAATAGCTGAAAAGGCTCCTCAACTCTATGACATGAGACAAGTTCATTTGCGTGCATGTGAAGCAATGAAGATGGAGAATATAGAACAGATTTTACCGCCTCCTCAAGAATCGCCAACAGTTGATCCGATTCATGAAGTTATGAATGCAATGCAAGGAAAGGCGTCAAAGGCAGCTATCTGGCAGGACCATCCGTCTCACATTACGGTTCTCTCTGGTGCTGATCCTCAAGGACAGAATCCTCTTATTCAGTCGTTAATCCATGAACATCAAGCGATGCAATATTATGTTGAAATGCAAATGCATATGGGCATCCAGTTGCCTCCTTTAGATCAGATGCAAGATCCAAATATCCAGAATGAAGTGGCTTTAAGAGCTGCAATGGCAACACAACAGCAACAACAACTTCAGCAACAACAGTTAGAGCAGATGGCGGCTCAACAGAATCCACAACCTCAAATCGATCAATCAACTCTCATGTTGGCGGACATTCAGCAGCAACAAGAGATTGCAAAGACCAAAGCTGAAACAGACTTGATGAAAGAAAAGATGAAGCTAGAGTTGGATAAGTATAAAACTGATATTCAAAAGTTAATAGCGGATGAAAAGAATGAAACAGACATAGCAATTCAAAATATGAAAATAGAACTAGATCTGATTAAGCACTCACATGAAGTTGACAAACAAAATATGTTTCAAAATTCACCAGCGGAGATTTAAGCAATGAGTGAATATATTACAATGGATGGGGATATTGAAATTAGAAGCGAGTATCCGCTTCATACGTATACCATAGAGCCAAAGACGGCTTGCAACGATGCGCTGGAAAGATACGTAGCTATTAGCTGCAAGATTAAAAGAGAATTAATAAAAGGAAGATCTTTGGATGATATTTATCGTGAATTCAGATCTGAAATTTCTGAATTTAGAAAAATTATACCAAGAGAAGATTATTTAAAACTTATAAATACTAATTAATTACTTATCAAACAAGGAGACTATAATGTCTGATGCTACTTTATACAAATTTATGAGCGGTTACCATGGTACCGATAATATGAGAGCCAAAGCACAAAAGATGCTTGGAGGAGAATTCGCTAATACTAGTATGTCGCCAAGATCGAGCGCCTCAGCACCTTCTAGAACTCCTATGCGTGAATATAAAAGGGGTGGCCACGTAGAGCATTTTGAAGCTTCTCGTGAACGTCATCATGAGCATCAGGGCATGCCTAAGAAGAGACATCCTCATGGGCATAGAGAACGCTATCCTTCAGAACATGAGATTCAAGGAGGTCATCTAACAAATCTTTATATTCCTCATGAAATGCAAATGGAAAGAGATGGACGAGAGTATAGGGTGCCTCATTCGGGATCGCACAGAAGGCGTCATACACATGGCGGTGAAGCTCTAGCGCATGGGATTTCAGTTCCAAATGCGGCCGTTGGTGGTAGAATGTCAAAAGGGGGATATGCGTATCCGGAATCAGATAGAGGAAGCTCTTCTTATGGCAGAAATAGAGAAGATTATCCCTCGGATGAAAGGGAAAGTGCTGCTAAAAGAGGTGGGAGTTTGCATTCTCATCACCCTCATCACAGGCATTATTCAGAAGGTGGATTCGATAAAGAACATGGCAGAGCTTATGATCTGGGTGGTCATCTAAAAAAGGGTGGTCATTCGGGACATCGTAGGGGACGGTGTTACGCGGATGGTGGCATGGTGGAAGAAGATCCATTCTCCAATATGACTCTGGGAATGCCTGAAGAAAATCTTCCTCAAGAACCCATGCATCAAGAGCAAACTCAACAAGGATTCCCCGTTGAAGAGCACCAGGGAATGGGACTGCCCAATCCTTTTGCTAATATGGGCGCTGGTCAAATCAGAGCCAAGATGGGCTTAGAGCACCCAGAAATGGGCACCCCAATGAGAAGGGGCGGCAGAGCTCATCATCACCATGATGGTCATCATTCAACCAGAACTCGTAACGAAAGCGGAATGAGTGCTGCTTTGAACTTTGAAACCTTTCCTCATGGGGAAAGAGGGTATGGAGACAAACGTTCTCATGGTGAACATGAAGCTCGTCGTGGCAGATATGCCATGGGAGGCGTTGGAAAGATGCGTCATGGGCAAATGACTCCCACTGGAAAGCAATTAGGTAAAAGAGGAACAAGAACTTTGAGTGAAACTTATTAAGTTTTAATATATTAAACTTTGATAAAATGGTTTTAATAAAGTATAAATGTATTAATATCTATATATAAGAAGATAGAGGTTTTTTTGTTACATAAATTTTATGAAGCTATTCGAATTTCTCTTCAAGAAAGAAAAATAGACGTTATAAAGCATTTGAGAATGGGAAACTGTGGGTCATATGAGGATTATCGTTTTAATTGTGGGAAGCTAAATGCTTACGATCATTTTACGATTATCCTTGATGATCTTTATGATAGGTTCCAAATGGGAAAATCTCCTGAATTAAATAAAAAACATATTCCACAAGAAGAAAGAGAGGAACTGGGTGAGTAATAAAGCGATAGCTCCAGAAGGATTGAAAATTATTGATCATTCCAAGCAAGAAGACACATCATTCCTTATGGTGCATAATATTCATAATTTCATAGAAGACGAAGATCTTTTGTTTGATTTATTATATCTTGGAATTACTCAGATCAAAGATCTTGTTTATTTTAGTAGAAGTAATTTAATTGAGCACTATAAGTTTTCTAAGGATCAAGTTGATAAAATTCAAAGTATTTTAAAGTCATACAATCCAAATTTGATGTTAGGAATGGATGTTAATAGAATAATGAGAAGAAATATCGTGAGAGAATTAGGTTTTTTTCCGCCTCCGGTTGCGGGATATAAATTTATAGTTCAGCTATATATCGAACCCAATACAACGGCAGGAGGGATTTTTATCCCAGATACAATAATGGAATTTAAGAAATTTAATTCTATTTCAGGAAAAGTAATTGCTATGGGGCCCGATTGTTATGAACATCCACGATTCCGCTCAGGTCCTTGGATAAAACTTGGAGACATCGTATCTATTAATAGAAATGAGGGTACACAGCAATCTTATAGAGATATTCAAATAATGATAATAGATGACGATAAATTACTTCTTCCTAGATTAGAAGATCCAACCTATGTAAAGAGGAATTAATTTATGGAAACTGATAATAATTTAGATCAATCAGAAAATAATTTAGAAAACACTTCTTTTCAGATTGTAGATAACCCAGAAGATAACTTCACAAATGAAATAAACGCAGAATATAAGCATAAAACTCATAGACTTCAGAAAGAAAAATATCGAATTCTTAAGGAAGCTCAAGATTGGCAAGATGCTGCTTATTATTGGAAGTCTGAGGCGGATAAATTGCATAGATATGCAACGGATTCGTCTGATGCGGCTTTAGCTCAAGCAGACCAAAATGTCTATCATATTATTGAACAAGCTAGAGAAAATAAACGACGCGCATTAGAGGAAGGTGACACAGATTTAGCTGTGCAGGCTGATTTTGATCTTAGTACAGCTGTTGCTCGATTGGAGACAATCAAAAATAAGCAGACAGAAAGAGATTATGAAAAACAGAAGTATCTAAATGCCATTGAAGAAGCTGAAATTGCCAAGCAATATCAATATTCGGCACCTCCTATTGCTCAGTATACTCCTGAAGTAGATGTTCCTGTTGAAGCAGAATATTTAGTTAAAGCAAATCCTTGGATGAATCCTGCTAGGCCAGAATATGATCCAAATAAGGTTAATACTTTGTATCAATTTACAAAGGAATTGGATGAAAATTTATATAGGCAAGGTAGAGGGCATGAATATTTTTCACCAGCTTATATAAGTGAGGTAAATAATTTTATAAGAAGTAATTTTTCAGACTCTGATAGTAATAGATCAAATTCTAATAACAAATCAAATTACAATAATGTTTCTCCTGTAAGTAGGGGGAATTCGTCATATTCTAACTCAAAACCTAAAGAACGTTATGTTTTGACGGAGGATGAAAAGTTCATGGCCCGCAATGCGGGGTTGTCTGAAGAAAGCTGGTTGAAGCACAAAATAGAAGACATGAAGAAGAGAGGGGATAGAAATACTTATGGCCAATAAAAGAGAATACATTAAAGATAGATTCCAGGAAACACGAAAGTTTCAAGAAAGATCTGCTGAGGAAAGAGATGCAATTATTAAATCGCACTTAACTATGACTTCAAAGAATCTTCTAGATATTGATCCAAGTACAATTCCAGTTGATAAAGATTACTGTTATATTCGTGAAAGCCTTATGGGGAATCCAGATCATTATTCTTTAGACGAAGCTGCTATGAAAGGCTGGGAACCTGTTACATCGCAACACAGACCTGATTTAGCCTCCGCTTATAGTGGAGGAGGGCATATGCCGGCTTATATTAGACGCAGAGAGTTGATTTTACATCAAAGAGATAAGAAGTATGGGCAAATCGAAAGACAATCTCGTCAAGAGCAAACCAATCAGATGATGAATACTCTACCTGGTCAAGACCACTTTATGGATGATCCTTCTATGCCTATGAAGGTTATTCATAATAGCAGCAAGTATTCTTAAATATGGATGGTAAATAATGGAAAGCATAGAAAAAGAAAACAAAGAAGATTTTGAATCAAAAGATAAGAGCATTACAAATAAAATAGTAATTATTGATGTGCCTATAAAAGGTAAAAATTTTCAAATGCAGTTTGAGGAAGTAACAGAATAAAATGTCTACTTATACAAATATTTTTGGTGGGAATCAAGTTAGTCCAGCATTTAGTTCTTATGCTAACATAACATTGTCTGCAAATTTACAGTTGCAATGGCCAACTTCATTTCAGGATACGGCGAATGTTGTGGCTAGTATTATGGATGTAACGCCAACTGGAGCTGGATTGACTCTTACATTGCCGGCAGTTGCAACTAACCCAAGTCCTCCTGCTGCTCCTGCTGGAATTGTTTCTGTTGGCACCAATTTTATTATTAATAATCTAGCAACTGCTTATAGTCTCCAACTTAATACAGCTGATAATGCTCCTCTGCTCACAATTGTTCCTGGAACTGCGTATTATATTTATCTTAGTGATAATACAACGGTTGCTGGAACTTGGAGGAAATTACCTATAGCTTTGGGAGCTTCTGGTCCTATCACTAGTTTAACTATGACAGGAGATCCGAGTGGATCACTAACCATTACACCTGCTTCTATTACTTCTAGTGGGGGATTTTCGTTTATGTTATCTCCGAATCTGGATGCAGTTTCTGGGTTAGCAACTTCAGGGCTTGTGGCATACAATAGCGGAACTAAGACATTTTCGGCCGTCACTCTTATTAATGGGGGTAATATTTCCATTACAAATCCTCAGGGGATTTCCGGAAATCCAACCATTGGCTTGATAAATCCTTTCGTATCACCTGTTACGATCGGCAATATTGTGTTGTCTGGCCACACCATAACAACGACTCCGGCCCACACCAATCTGAATGTAGGCGATGGTTCTCAACAAGTTATCTTTTCTGCTAATTCAATCGATTCTCCTCAAGTTTTAATAGCGGCAGGGAATGTTAGTTCAAGTGGTGCTCCTAATTATCTAACTTCTAATGTGAGTGGAATAGTTAAACCAGCTATGACGACAGGAACGTATTTAATTAATTATACCAGCTTAACAGGAACAGCGGATGTGATAGTGGGATCATGTGCTCCTGTTGGTGGAACCATCTACTCATTTAATCCTGTTACAACATCGGCAATTTATCCTCAAGCAACTGTCTATACCTACAATATGAGTGTTAGTCCACCTGTTTTGGCTGATGCAGCTTTTACTTTTATGATTTGTTAATTATTCTTTACGCAATTGAGCAGTTTTACTGGCTCCTCCTTTTTTTTTCCCATCGCTACATATCCTTCATGTCCTAATTGAGCAGCTTTAGCGGCTCCTCCTTTTCTTCCTATGGCTACATATCCTTCATGTCCTAATTGAGCAGCTCTAGCGGCTCCTCCTTTTCTTCCTATGGCTACATATCCTTCGCGTCCTAATTGGGCGACTCTACTTGCTCCTCCTTTTTTCCCTAATTCCTTAACTCTTTCAGGCGACATCGCCGCAAATCCACGCTTCTGCTTTAGTACAGCCTGGTTGGGAGCCTCTGCATCCATTGAAACTTCGTTTTCTGTCTTTATTGTCATAGCTTTTTTTCCTTTTTGCCTATTGCGTTGGTTTTTTTATATACCAGTGTTTGTGCCTATTAGAAAGTTTAATTTTTCCCAAGTTTTCCCACGCATAAGCGAATTCATTCATTTTTTTATTGATAAATTTTATTGTCTTTTTTTGATTAATGTTGTTTAATATTAACTAATGTCGGGCGAGACATTAAATCGCTGGCTCAGATTTTAATCTGAGTGAGAGTCATACTCATAATATGACACGTCGAGCGAGACGGTCTTAAATCGCGAGGGGAGTTCAGCTCTCCGGTTCGCGGTATATCCATAAAATATCGAATATTAACATTGTGTTGGCTTTGCCAATTAATTTTTTATTATTTTATGGAGATATTCTATGTCTTATGGCACGAATGCGTCCCAAGGATTACAACCCGTCAGACGAATTGATGGGACCTTATGGAATGGCGCAACTAATGATTATCCTATTCCTAGTGGATATGCAACTTCTCTGTTTAATGGAGATCCGTTAACTTTTGTTGGAAATGGGAATGTTGGACTTGCTTATAGTCCGCCCAACACAAGCGTTAATCCTCCAATCGCGGCTTCGTGGCTTCCAATTATGGGTGTTTTTCAAGGAGTTAAGTATTATGATGTGAATAATAATTATGTCACAGCGGATATGTGGAAAGCTGGAACTGTAACCGTTAATGGTGGACCAGCTTTTGTAAGTGTTTGTGATGATCCTTGGGTTTTATTTAATATTCAGGTTTCGAATTATAATGCACTTACTTCTGGTGTTCGTCTTACAGATTTGTTTTTTAACTATAATGTTAGCGTGGGCGGAAGCGGAGTTTCTCCTGGTTTAAATCCATCTCCCCCAACAAATCCTCCTGCGGGTGATGCTTTTTCACAGAAATCAGGTTTTTATTTAGATTATTCTACCTCAACAACTTCTTCAGCTTCTGTATTTAAGGTTATTTCCTTAACTCCACAACCTGGAAATATGTTTGCGGTAGCAGAACCTGCTATTAATGGAACATTGGTTGGGCCTGGTGCTTATAATAATGTACTGGTACTTGCAAACAATCATCTTCTAAAGAATGCAAGTCCAGGACAAGGTAATTTTAGTGGTCCTTTAACTGGTTCATTTACCGTAGCTGGAGTGGGGTCTCCGCCATTAACACCGGCGGTTCCTTTTCCTGTAAACAATACTGCGTTTCCCGTTGCTGGGCCCACCTCTGGTTTTATTCCTGTTCAGCTTGTTCTTCCTGAAGCTCCTAGTGTTGGATCTGGCATTGTTTTGGATCCTGTAATTGCGGGACTAATAGATATTCCTTATTCAGGATCTTATTTAGTTAATGCAACTGCACAGATTGAAAATACGACTGGAGGACCTACCCAATTCTTTATGTATGCTGTTGTTTATAATCCAACTACAAATGCATACGTTGGTTCTACTTTAATGGATTTCTCCATTACTGGAGGAACAGGAGACAACATGCAGGGAGCTGTAGTAGTTCCTCTTCTATCAGCGGCCAAAATAGGAATTGTGATTTGTACTAATAATGGTGGAACTGGGCAATTTCAAGAATTCAATTCAGTGACTGGTTCTTATGTGACTTTTGTTCAAGTTTCCAGAATCGCTTATTAAGGAGTAATAAATAATGGCAATTAATACTGGCGAAATAGCGAATCTATTAAGACCTGGACTCGCTGCCGTTTTTGGGGACTATCCAATGTACCCCGCACAATGGTCTGAATTTTATGAAGTATACGAATCCGATAAGGCTGTTGAAATCGAAGTCGAAATGAAGATGTTGGGGCTTGCTCAAATTCGAGCTGAAGGCGCTGCAACTGCTATGGACGATATGGGTCAAAGAATTATCACAAACTATGTGCATAAGTACTTGGCTCTTGGTTTCATTATCACAAGACAGGCTTTGTTGGATAACCTTTATAAAACAAGGTTTCCACTTCAAGCAAAGGCACTTCGAAATTCTATGGCTCAAACCAAAGAAGTTCTTGGAGCTGCTGTTTTGAATAATGGATTCAATGGGGCATTCCCGATTGGTGACGGGCAGCCCGTTTTCAGCACTTTGCACCCAATTGATACTGGAGTTTTGAGCAATACATCTGTAGCTGCTCAATTGAGTGAAACCTCACTCGAGACTGCGATTACACAGACTCAACAATTCCGAAATCAAGCTGGATTGATCGTTATGACGAAACCTCAGAAATTGATTGTGCCTCCACAACTTCAATTTACTGCTTGTCGTTTGCTTGAATCTTCTTTCAGAACTCAAACAGCTGATAACGATATAAGCGCGATCTACAATCTGTCTGCAGTCCCTCAAGGGTATAGAACCAATCAATTTTTGACGAGTCCGACCGCATGGTTCTTGTTCACTGATGCACCTGACGGTTTCAAGCATTATGTTCGTGAAAAAATCGAAACTGATGTCTATACCGATTTTGCAACAGACAACCTTATGGCGAAAGCAGTTGAGCGGTATTCCTTCGGTGTCTCTAACCCAAGAGCCGCTTACGGAAACATGGGAGCTTAATATATGAGACCCGTTATATATAATTGGCCTGCAGAAAATCCTCAAGCTTTGATGGTAAATCAAACTGTAACTGCACCTGGAAACATTCCTTTAAATGGACCTTATGGGCTTCAGCCATTTCCAGGATTTTCTAGGACAGTTACGGTTTCATCGAGCACAGGAGCTTTTCCAGGATTCCAATTTACTATAACGGGCTTATATCAAACGCAACCATTAACTGTTGTCTTTCCAAGTACTGCTTTAGTTGGAGGTTCATTCGAAACTACAGCTTATTTTGATGTAGTTACCTCTATTTCTATTGTTTCAACAGGGGGAACTTTTCCTCTTCCTCCGACTTTTAGTGCTGGGTGGGGAGTAACGGGACATACTCACTACTTTGTATGGAATACATATACTAATCATCCCTCTTCCTCAACTGCAGTTCAAGTTGTTGTTAATGGAGGAGGAACAATAGCATATGGTTGTTTTGGATCTTTATTTGATCCATCCTTGGTTTATCCGCCTACTTATCTTGATGGTGAGCCACCTACATTGCCCAATAGTTATCTTGTGAATGCGGTTTCAACAATGGCGTCTGGGACAACTATATCGGCATTTGGATATGCCAGCCTTTTGAATTATATAGCTATTTTTGTTGAGGCAGGCCAACCCGGAACGAACTTTACAGCAATATTTTGTCAGCAAGGAATTTAATAATGAGTAGAGCAAAGAAAATGTGGATTCAAGGTGCGATTAAAAGCCCAGGAGCGCTTCACAAGCAATTGCATGTGCCAGCTGGCCAAAAAATCCCTGAGGGAAAGCTAGAGAAGGCAGAGAATTCTAAAAATCCTCTTTTGAGAAAGAGAGCAAATCTCGCTGAAACTTTAAAGGGGTTCCACAAGGGGTAGTCACTTATTGACTTATTTGTTTGGGAAATTATTAAATAATGCCAACTGCTTCGAATTCTTATAATTTTGAAAATACAATTGTTCAGCAATTCATTGATGATGCATTTGAAAGAATTGGCATTCTTCCTGATTTAATTACGGCCGAACAGATTCAATCAGCTCAAAGAAGCGCGAATCTTCTTTTGTCTGAATGGATCAATAAGGGATTAAACCTATGGAGCACTAATATTGAGATGATCAATATGGTGCAAAATAAGGCTGTTTACGAGCTTCCTATCCCAACTAGTAAGGTTTTAGATGTTTGCAGAAGAACTAGCACGCGTCAATTGAATGGGACGGCTTCTTCCTATATTCCACCTTCAACAACTCCTAATGGAATCGCTAAAAATGCATTTGATGGGGATCCTACAACTTCTTGTATGCAAACGTTGCCTAATGGAGCTATTCAATATGATTATGGTCAAAATCCAACAACTCCTCCGACGCCTATTCAGATATGTTTGTCTTTAGTTGGTGTACAATCAAATGAAGACGCCAATTACAAGTTAGAGTTTGAAACTTCAAATGATGGAACAAATTGGAATTCTGCCCAAGCTCTTTCCGTACCTTATTCTTATCCTCCTAATAATTCTCCTGCTTTCCCTAAGGGGCAAATAATTTGGTTTAAGTTGTTTAATACAACGGGATATAGATATTTTAGGATTGTTGAGACTGATGGATCAACATTAGATATACAAGAACTTTATTTTAATAATAATCTTCAAGATATTATCTTAGGTGAAATATCAAGATCTGAATATTTAGCTTATCCTCAAAAAGATCAAACAGGGATTCCAACTACTTATTGGTTTGATCGTCAAATCAATCCTTTGATTCATTTGTGGCCTGTTCCTTATCAATATTATAATGCGGTTGCTTCTCCTTTGAATGCAACTCCTCAAAATTTGACTCTTCTTTTTACAAGAGTTCGAATGTTGGAAGATATTGGTTCCTTCTTGAATCTAGCTGAGGTTCCTCAAAGATTTTATGAACCTTTGGTGGCGGGAATCGCGTTCAAGATTGCCGTTAAATATGCGCCAGACAGAATACAAACATTGAAAGCTCTTTATGACGAGGCTTTTGCATTGGCAGCCTCTGAAGACAGTGAACGTGTTCCTCTGCGCATTGATGGAAGCTACTTAAGAGAATGGGTGGGGATTAACTAATGTCTTATCGTCCTAAAGGTAAAAATGTTTTCATTAATCCGGAAGATCCGGTCGGTGTTGCTCTTTGTGACAATTCTGATTTTGTTTATCAACATCAACAGCTCAATAAGCAGCTTGAATGGCGTGGGAATGCTCTTATTTGGACTGGTTTTTTAGCAGCTGGAGATCATTTGGATGTTCCTAATGAACAATTGAGACCTCCTCTCTTAAAGCCAGATCCGGTCCCTTTAACTAATCCACGCTTCCCTCAAGAAATAACGACGAATTTGGTTAATTGGGCGATTGATTATCCCCCTTATTCAAAGGTAACCACGACGTCAAATTTTTATGTAGTTCCACCGCCTGCTCTTCCAGAAAACGTACGACTGACGCTTCTGCAAAATGCTCAATGGCAAACTCAACCTTAAAGGAGATAATAAATGGCAATCACCACTCTACCGACTGCTCAGCACCCAACTCATTTAGATAGGCTTGCCGTAGGTCCTTATGGAACGCCCGATGTTCCTAATACTATTTTGCAGCTGACATCAGATGATTCTGCCTTTCTGTTGCCGAATTTGACTACAGCGCAAGCAACAGCTGCGTTTTTGAATCTTGTATCTGATCCAACAGGTGCAACTACGCAAAATGCTGCTGCTGGTATGGAAATATTTGTGACAGATGGAACTGGTGGATCGGGTGGATCCAATTTGTTCAATCATGGGCAGGGAGTCTATTACTGTTCTCAAACATCAGCAGGCCCTCCTCCTGTATTTACATGGACAAAGTTTGGAACTGGTGGTGTAGGATCTCTTCCAGGGCCTGGCGTCATCGTAACTGATGGTGCTGGAAACCCAAGCGCTATTTCAATGTTGGTTACACCTGGAACAAATAATATCGGACTGGGTGTGGGATCTTTATCAGCGGTTACAACAGGAAGTAATAACGTTGGTTTTGGTTTTAATGCATTACATACCATTACAACTCAATCGGCTAATATCGCAATCGGTGTTCTTGCTCAGCAAAATGCCACAGGTCAAGGAAACGTTGGAATTGGAGGAGGAACGCTTCTAGCTGTTAGTGGATCAAGCAATGTTTCCTTAGGAAATAGTTGTTTAACTCAAACCACTCTTGGAAGCTTTAATACAGCAGTTGGATTTCAGGCATTAAATGCTAACATCGGAATGGCTTTGCCAAGTGCTGTTGGATGGAACAATACAGCTATTGGGTCTAATGCAGGTTTAACGCAAAGTACTAACTCTAATTGTACTTTTGTTGGATCTGGCTCAGATGCGATTTCACCAAACTTAACAAATGCAACCGCCATTGGTGCTTCTGCTACTGTTTCTACTTCTAATACACTGGTTTTGGGAAGTACAGGAGGAACAGGAACCAATGTTGTTGTTGGAAACACAACTAATGACTTTGCGAATCTAGCTATATTTTCTATCTTTTCTACAGTTAAGGGTTTCTTGCCCCCTCAGATGAGTCAGATGAATCGTACAACTATTAGCGCAATTCCAGGTAATGTGCCTGATGGTTTGCTTGTTTATGATATAACCAATCATGCTCCTTATTATTGGAACGCAAATACGCTTGCTTGGGTTCCATGGGGAACTGGTGGAGGCTCTGGAACCGTGACGTCGGTTGGGACAGGAACCGGCTTGACAGGTGGTCCTATTACCACTAGTGGAACCATCTCTCTAGCTAATACAGCTGTTACTCCTGGCACCTATACTCTTGCCACTGTCACTGTAAACGCTCAGGGACAGATTACCTCGGCAAGTAATGGATCTGCTGGTTCTGGAACAGTAACCAGTGTTGGAAGTGGAACAGGATTGTCAGGAGGACCTATTACCTCTAGCGGAACGCTTTCAATTGCTAATACAACTGTAACGGCTGGAAGTTATACGAATGCCAATATCACGGTAAATGCTCAAGGTCAGCTTACAGCGGCAAGCAATGGAAGTGGTGGAACAACTCCGACAACTGGTTCAGGAACCCTAACTGCTGGAACATTAACTGTTTCAGCAACTCAAGTAACTGCAAGTTCTAAGATATTTACGACAAACACAACATTCGGAACAGGCGTTGTTGGCATTTTGAGTATTTCATCTCAAACTCCAGGAACAGGATTCGTTGTTACTTCGTCTTCTTCTACTGATAATAGTTCTTTTGCATGGGTAATAATTGGTTAAAGGAAATAAATAATGTCTGCATATTTAGTCACACAGTTAACTGCCACTCAAATCGCAGCGCTGACTCCAACAAATGGAATGGTTATTTATAATACCACGACGAATCAATTCCAGTTCTATCAGAATGGAAGCTTTTTAATAGTTACGGGTGGAATTGTAACCTCAGTTGCAAGCGGAACTGGTTTGACGGGAGGACCTATTACTTCCAGTGGAACGCTTTCGATAGCCAATACAGCAGTAACACCAGGGAGTTACACCTATACGTCTTTAACGGTAAATGCGCAGGGCCAGATCACCGCTGCGAGCAATGGAACAGGACCAACTGGAACCGTGACGTCGGTTGCGACAGGAACGGGGCTTACTGGTGGTCCGATCACTACGAGTGGCACTATTTCTTTAGCAAACACAACAGTGACGCCTGGGACCTATAATCTTGCAACCGTGACAGTGAATGCTCAGGGGCAAGTGACTGCTGCCAGTAATGGCACTGCTTCAGGATTAACTTATGGTGTTGCAGGACCTTTAGTTGCTGGAACTCTGACGGTTAATACAGCAGATGTTCAAACAACTTCATCATATTCAGTTACTTATCAAACTTTTGGAGGCATTCCGGGAGCTTTGAGTGTGAGTTCGTTCGTTGCGGGAACAAGTTTTACTGTTACTTCAACTTCAAATGCCGATACGAGTACGTTTTATTGGTCAGTTATTAATTAAGAGGAACTTGAATGTCGTCATATCAAGTAACACGGTTAACAAGTTCTCAGATCAGTGGTTACACACCGACTAATGGTCAAATTGTGTACAATACAACGACTAATCAGTTTCAATTCTATCAAAATGGCTCGTGGGACATTATTACTGGTGGATTTGTTACATCTGTTGCAACGGGGACTGGCTTGACGGGTGGACCTATAACGTCTACAGGAACAATCTCTATCGCAAATACTGCCGTTTCTGCTGGTTCTTATAATGTTTCCAATATCACGGTGAACGCACAAGGCCAGATTACGGCAGCAACAGGTTTATCAAGTGCTGGTGTGGTTGTAACGAATGGTTCTGGCGTTCCTAGTGCTGTTTCAAATTTGATAGATACAGGATCGGGGGGAAATCTTGGTCTTGGATTATTGATTTATCCATCAATTACAACAGGAACCAATAATATAGCGATAGGGTATCAATCGCAGAATGCAGTGACGACTGGAATTGCTAATACGTCTGTTGGATATCAAAGTTTAGTATTAAATGCGGCAGGGCAAGAAAATTGTGCTTTTGGAGCCGGAGCTTTAAAAAGCTTAAATGCTGCTGGAAGCAACAACAATGTAGCGGTTGGTTGGGAATCTGGATTTGCGATTACAACTACGAATAGCGCCAATAACACTTTTGTTGGGTCTCAATCTGGGGGGGCCAGAACATCCTATTCTAGCTGTACGTTAATCGGAGCTCTTGCGGATTGTACTTCTAATGGTTTGAATCATTCTGTTGCAATTGGCTCAGGTGTAACGGTTGGCGCCTCTAATTCGTGTGTAATTGGTCAGGCAAATTCTACAGGTTTTGTAACGGTTGGACTTAATATTGTAACTCCTGTAGGGAATGGTCTTCACATAGGAAATGCGGGTGGGGCTAAAAATCCTGCCTTAGTTATTGATACGTCAACAAGTGCTCTCACAACACCTGCAACAACCAATCAAATTCAGATTAATAGTTTCAATGGCACGCCCGCTTTAGCGGCCAACGTGAGTCAATATAGCGGAACTGTTGTTACGGCTCAGAATACGACTTCTGCTTCAGCAACATGCGGAACCGCTACTTTAAATGGGGCGACTGCTGTCGTTATCTCGACGACTTCTGTTCAAACCACTTCTTTAATATTCGTTACTCGAAATGCTGGAACTGGAGCCCCGAATTCAGGGACTGCCGTTGGTGTTGGCAGCATTGTGGCGGGTACAAGTTTTTCTATAGTTTCTAGCATGTTAGACACAGCAACAGTTAATTGGTTAATTATAAACCCATAAGTACTAAGGAGTATTTAGAATGTCATCTACTTTAACAACTCAGCTAACCTCTACACAGATTTCTGCTATTACTCCTGTTAATGGAAGTATTATTTATAATACAACTTCTGGACAGTTTCAGCTCTATCAAGCAGGAAGTCCTCTTATTGTGACTAATGGGATTGTATCGCAAATATTGACAGGGGCTGGCCTTAGTGGAGGCCCGATTACCTCTGCCGGGACCATTTCCTTAGCTAATACAGCAGTGACCCCAGGAAGTTATACTTTAGCTAATCTAACTGTTAACCCACAAGGTCAGATTACGGCAGCCAGCAATGGAAGTGCTGTTACAAGTGTCACGGCTGGAACCGGTTTGAATGTAGGAGCAGGACCCGGTGGAACAATTACGACCTCTGGCACGATTTCTCTAGCGAATACAGCCGTGACCGCTGGCAGCTACACTAACGCCAATATTACGGTTAATGCACAGGGCCAGATCACAGTTGCTTCTAATGGTTCTTCTAGTGGTGGTGTTACAAGTGTCACGGCTGGAACTGGTTTGAATGTAGGAGCAGGGCCCGGCGGAACAATTACGACCTCTGGCACGATTTCTATGGCCAATACAGCTGTAACTGCGGGGTCTTATACGTCTGCCAACATTACAGTAAATGCTCAAGGTCAAGTTACCGCTGCGAGCAATGGAACTGCTATTGTCCTGCCAGGCCCCGGTGTCATTGTGACCAATTCTGGAGGTACTCCCAGTGCTGTTAACGTGAATTTAACTGATGTCAATGGTTCCTTAGCATTAGGAAATAATGCAGGAAATCCAGGTGGGGGCGCTTCATTTAATACCTTTATAGGAGATTCTGTTGGAATTTCAGCGACCGGAAATCAAAATACTGGACTTGGATTTCAAGCTTTACATTCCTTAACTTCAGGAACTAATAACGTTGCAGGTGGTTATCAGTGTTTAAGTACAATTACTACTAACACAGGTAATACTGGATTTGGAGCGTTGGCTTTAACAGCTCTTCAGGGGGGATCTAACAATAATAATACGGCTTTTGGTTTGAATGCTTTAAGTACTCTTCAAACAGGAAGTGGAAACATAGGGTTTGGTGTTAATGCAAGCGTAGGTACCACTGCAACCAATTGTATAGCCATTGGTTCTAATGCTTCTGTTTCAAGTGGCCTGACAAATGCATCTGCAATTGGGACAAGTGCATCAGTTACTACCAGTAATACGATGGTTTTAGGGGCCATTCCGACATATGTTGTGATCGGTGCAACTACCAATGATGCTAATAATACGGCTGTTTTGTCAGTCTTTTCAACGACGCAAGGATTTTTGCCTCCCTCGATGACAACCACCCAGAAGAATGCGATAGCATCCCCTGTGGCTGGATTAATGGTTTATGACAATACTTTAAATGCTATCAGTTATTTCAATGGTACAAGTTGGATATCAGTGTAATGAATATTTATTATTTAAGTAATAATACATCTTTTTATTAAATGGAGTTATTCTAATGTCCTCTTCCTTAACCACACAATTGACATCTACACAGATTTCAGCTTTAAGTGCTTCTGATGGATTGATTGTTTATAATTCGACGACGAATCAATTCCAATTTAGGCAGCAGGGAAGTTGGCTGACAATAACTAATGGGATTGTATCGCAAATATTGACAGGGGCTGGCCTTAGTGGAGGCCCGATTACCTCTGCCGGGACCATTTCCTTAGCTAATACAGCAGTAACACCAGGGAGTTACACCTATACGTCTTTAACGGTGAATGCGCAGGGCCAGATCACCAGTGCTTCTAATGGATCTTTTTCTAATGTGACCAATATCGCAACAGGAACCGGTTTGATAGGTGGTCCTATTACATCTACAGGCGCTATTTCTCTTGCAAATACAGCAGTAACACCAGGAAGCTATACATCTGTAAGCTTGACGGTAGATTCTCAAGGACGCGTTGCTGCTGCTAGTAATGGAAGTGGGGGGGGAGTTACTGAAGTTTTTACGGGGACTAACTTAAGTGGTGGTCCAATCACTTCAACGGGTACTATTTTTATTTCTCCTAGTGGCGTAACTGCGGGCACTTATGCGGTTGCGGATATTACAGTAAATGCCCAAGGACTCATTACAGCTATTTCTCGAAATTTGCCTGGGCCGGGCGTTATTACAACAAATTCTGTTGGCACTTCAAGTGCTGTTTCCAATTTGGCTTACGGCTCAAGTTCAGCTCTTTTTCTAGGTCTTAACGCCGGTACGAATGGAAGCAGTTTAACTGATATGATTGCTATTGGAGATAATGCGTTAACAGATGATGGTGGTGCATCCGCTGGCGTGATTTTTGGGTACAATTCTTCACATACTAGTAATCAATCAGGTATTGTTGGTTCCAATTATTCTATGTTTGGAGACAACAATTTGCCCCTGTGTCCATGCAGCTTTGGTTGTACTACATTAGGTTCAAATATTCTTCCTAATTTTACTGGACCTTCTCTAGCAGATCAGTTTGTTGTTCTTGGCCACAATGCTATGCTTAGTACAACTACTAATGGTACCAACTCTCTATTTCATGCTATTGGTACAAACATAACCATAAATACTGCAGGTAGTAATACCTTGTATCCAACTTTAATTGGAACTCAAGCATCTTGTTCAGCTAACATTACTAATGCTTATGCTATTGGCGCATTTGCATCAGTTACTGTGGGCAATAGAATAGTTCTAGGTGGCACTGGCGCCAATGCAATCTCTGTTGTAATTGGTGCTACAGCAAGCACACCTTCTGCTGTTTTGTCTATTGCATCTACCACACAGGGCTTTTTACCTCCTTCCATGACAACCACCCAGAAGAATGCCATCAGCAGTCCAGCTCCTGGGTTGATTGTTTATGACAACACTCTAAATAAGCCCTATTTTTACAACGGAAGTTCTTGGGTTCAGTTTACATAATATTTTTTTTTTGGGATTATTTTAATGTCTTCTTTAACAACGCAATTAACAGATACTCAGATTTCAGCGTTAGCGCCAACTGATGGAACAATTGTTTATGACACAACGAATGGCCAATATCAATTGAGACAAAACAACGCATGGGTTGCATTAATTTCTGCTCCTACTGCAAATTTCTTTTTTGGCTCTAACGGTTTACCCGTTACAGCAATCGGAGAATTTAATTGTGGATTCGGCCTTAATGTTATGACGGGAAATGGGTTTGGAGGTAATGGAAATACTGGAATTGGTTATAATGCCCTACAGGAAAATTTAAATTCTTACAATACATCTGTAGGTTACACAGCTGGAAGTCTTAGGGTTTCTTATCTTGGATGCACCTTTTTAGGAGCAAACGCAGATTCAACTGCTAGTGGGCTTAGTTACTCGTCTGCCATTGGATATAATGCATCATTTTCTAAAAACAACATAATGGCTCTTGGGGCTCCAAATGGTTTTACAGGAACCGTATCAGTTGTGATCGGTGCAACTACCAATGATGCTAATAATACTGCTCAATTAGCAATGTATTCAACAACGCAAGGATTACTTCCGCCCGTTATGACGCAAGCACAGCGTCTGGCTATAACAAGTCCCGCCGAAGGATTAATGGTTTACGATACAACCAATCATTCTCCTTATTTTTTCAATGGAACCGCTTGGGTTGCTTTTTAGGTATTATGTATAATGGCAATCACATACAATTCTTTGGTAGCTCAGATCACTGCATATTTAGATAGAACAGACCCATCGACTCTTAATCAAATCCCGAATTTTATTAGTCAAGCTGAAGAAAGAATTTGTCGTGAATGTAAAACAATAGGACTAGAAACATATGTTACTGGAAATTTTACAACAGGAGTTAACGTACTTCAAAAGCCTGGGCGTTGGCGCGAAAATATTACTCTCAACTTTGGGACTGTTAACACTGCTGTTATCCCTCCTACTACTGATAAAAATTATGTTAATCAATTATTTCTCAGATCTTATGAATATATAAGAAATTATTGGCCGGATTCAACAGTTCTGGGACTTCCTTTGTTTTATGCGGATTATGGTTATAATAATATTATAGTTGCACCGACTCCTGATCAAGCTTATCCATGGGAGTGGTCTTATTTAGAAAGGCCTCTTCCTTTAAGTATACTTAATCAAACTAATTGGTTAACTGATTTTGCACCTGATATTATTCTTTATGGATCTCTTTTAGAAGCTATTCCTTATTTGAAGGACAATGAAACTATTGCTGTGTGGCAGCAATATTATAAGTCAGCTTTGGATAGTCTTAATTCTCAAGATTCTCAGAGATTTCTTGATAGAGCTAGTAATAGGACACAAGATTAATGACTGATGTTCTTCATCCATTACTAATCCAACCAGGCATTCAGCGAGATGGAACTAATCTTGCTAAATCAACTTGGATTGATGGGCAATGGGTTAGATTTCAAAGAGGATTGCCTCAGAAAATGGGAGGTTACAAACAGATTTGTGGGTATACAAATTCATTAATCACATCTGTTCCTCGCGGCTTGTTCATAGTTGCCAACAATGAGAATTTTAATATTTATGTTGGAACAGCATCTACAATAGGTTATTACACTATTGATAATAATGGTAATTTTTTGTCGTATACAGATTTAACAGCTCAAGCTATGGCTGCTAATCCTTTCATTCCCGATCCAAATAATCTTTGGACATTTGATACGATTGTTAATAGGGCATCAACGCCGCCGGCTCCTATTATTATAATGAGTGTGGCTCCCAATCTTGCTGGTATTAACCAATCTACTCCTGGTCCTGTTTATTATTACAATCAAAAATTTAATATTATGGAACCATTAGGAATAGGCGCTGTTGGTGTTCCTCTTGTTGTTACTGATGGTGGGGTCGTTAATTTAGATCCTTATTTGATGATTTATGGATCGAATGGATCTATCCGAATCCAAGATCCCGAAAATCCTAATCAACCACTTCCTCCTCTTATCTATCCTGCCAATATAATTTATCAGGGTATTTCAAAGATTGTGACAGCAACTGTTACTCGTGGTGGTAATAGTTCTCCTGCTGGGTTGTTTTGGAGTTTAAGCAGTCTTATTAGATGCACATTTGTTCCTGCAACAGCTACTCAGCCAATACCTTTTGTTTTTGATGTTATCTCTGATCAAATATCTATTCTGTCTAGTAGGTGTATGATTGAATATGATGGATTATTTTATTGGTGCGCTACTAATAGATTCTTGGTTTATACTGGCGTTGTTCAAGAAATGGGAAATGATTCTTCTATAAACTATTTCTTTAACAATCTAAATTTTGATCAAGCTAACAAAGTCTGGGCAACAAAGGTGCCTCACTATGGAGAGATATGGTGGCATTGGCCAATGGGAACAGCTACAGAATGTAATAAGGTTTTGATTCTAAATGTGCACGTGAATCAATGGAGTATCAGAGATCATAACTGGTATGACACTTCATTTAATACGATTGATGGAGTAGCTCAAGGCAGAAGTTGTGGTTTTTATAATCAGATCTTTGAAAGCCCTATTTACGCAGATTCTTATCCGAATCCGGCTTTTGGGAACAATTATGCGCTTTGGCAACATGAATTTGGCGTTGACCAAAATGTTGACGGTCAATTAACAGCGATAGATTCTTTTGTTGAATCTAATGACATTTCTTGGGTAATTCCGAATGCACAAATACCGCTTCAACCTGTTGATCGGTGGGTTTATTTGTATCGTATTGAATTAGATATGATTCAAGATCAAGCTATGACTCTTTTTGTTAATGGTCAAGAATACGCAAGATCACCTGTTGTTTCTATTTCTTATGTATTCCAACCAACAGATGTAAAAATTGATATGCGAGAGCAACGACGCTTAATGACACTTCGTTTCGAAAGTAATGCCATTGGTGGTTATTACGAATTTGGAAGAAATCTTTTGAATATAAAGATAGGGGATGCGAGACAATGATCATGCCACAATATAGTTCTGCCAAAATATGGGCTGCCTCATTAGTAATAGATTTTCCCAATGATAATGTTCCTATATTAAATAATGAAAAAGATTGGAGATTGTGGGGAGATTTTCTTGTACAATCAAATAGTTTTACAATAAATAACGCCCCTTTTCCAAAAGGATCTTCTAGTTGGGATCAATGGTCACAGTCGGTTTATAAAAATATGAACGATTTTAGTTAATAACTGATAATATAAAACAAAAGGGGAATTAAAATGCCAGGATTTTCAGATATTTTAGCCGGATTAGCACCTGTTGCGGGTGGCTTTTTGGGGAATCTTTTTGGGGGTGAAAAAGGAGCACAAATTGGACAAGGATTAGGGTCTATGGCCGGAAATATGTTTGGGGGGGGACAACAGTCCCAACAGGCGCCCCAACCTCAAATGAGTCCACAATTACCCGCTCCTTCTATGGCTCTTCCTCAACAATCTCAGATGCCTCAACAATCTCAGCCCCAAGGATTTAATTTTGGACAATCTCTTGGAAGAGGAATTGGGGGAATTGCTGATAAATACCTTCCTAAACAATTTCAAGGAATGGGTAGTATGTTGGGTAATTTGGGAGGATCTATGGCAGATAGATTCGCGCAACCATATATGAACAAATTCGCTAATAATCCTATGTTTCAACAAGCTCAAAATATGTTGCCACAGGTTTTTTCACAAGGACCTCAAATGTTATCAGGGCTCGGTGGACAATTAGGAAACAGCAGTAATCAATATTTAAGAGGATTAGGAGGAGCCATGAGTGGTTTAGGTAATGTTATGAGAAATCCATACGCAGGAAAATTTAATAGAGGCGGAGCAATTCCAATGTCTCACGGTGGGATGCATCACCCACATTATGGGGTTGGCGGAATGATGTTAGGGCATTCTTTGATGGGGCCCGCTGGTGGTCTTTTGGGCGAAATGTTGCCTTTTGCAAGAGGGGGAAGTCCTCTACATGCTCATGAAGATCAGATGGTTCCTGGACATGGTGGTATGGATCATTGGCCATGGCCTCCTCACATGAGTGGAGGTTATAATCCTACACAAGGAGAATATCATCCTTATCATCCTTATGCTGAACATTTTGCTATGGGCGGCTCGCCTCATATGGCAATGGGCGGAGCTCACATGGCGGGTGGTGGAACCGTTCCTAATCTTTCACAGTTAATGCAGATGGTGATGCAATTGGCTCCTTATGTAGCGAAAGAAGTTGAGCCTTTGGTTGGTGGTAATCGCAGACATGAGGGACATGGAATGATGCCAGAAATGGGACATGTAAGATAATTTATATTAAGTGATTTTTATAGGATAACGACTATGACTACACGTCTTGATCGATATGGAATGCCATCTTATGAAGATCCTGAAGGCATGGAATTGCCTCCAGAGTTTAGACATGTACGTCAACCCGTCATGCGAGTTAGGCGATCTCCTCCTACTAGAGATGTGTGGGATATGGGTCATAGAGAAATCTATGGCAATCCATGGGATGTCTATGAACCCAACGAAAGTCCGTATTTTTCTAATATAAATCCTTTCACATATTGGGTTCCTCCTTCAGGCGAAGCACCGCCAGGAAGAAGATTATTTGGGCACGGTGTTCCTGCAGCCCTCCCAGTTCCTCCTTCAGGCGAAGCACCGCCAGTATTTGGCATGTTAACGTCCCTACCTGCGGCAGCCGCCATGGCAAGAGAGTCACATGCTTCTGGGGCTCATCCTAGACGAGAAGATCCGTATTCTTTGGTTTATGGGGAACCTCTTCGTCGCGTCTTAACTGGCCAGGTTCCTCGTTTGGATGTGGAAGGACATCCTGCTTTTGAAGAAGAACATGTTAGTCCAAGACGAGGTGCTTCTCCCCTCCCTCCTACAGTTCTTCGCACTTCAGGTGAAGCAGCACCAGGAAGAAGATTATTTGGGCCAGGCGAAGCACCGCCAGGAAGAAGATTATTTGGGCCAGGCGAAGCACCGCCAGGAAGAAGATTATTTGGGCACGGTGTTCCTGCAGCCCTCCCAGTTCCTCCTTCAGTCGAAGCACCGCCAGGAAGAAGATTATTTGGGCCAGGCGAAGCACCGCCAGGAAGAAGATTATTTGGGCCAGGCGAAGCACCGCCAGGAAGAAGATTATTTGGGCACGGTGTTCCTGCAGCCCTACCTGCGGGAGCTACAGGATCGTCTGCGGCCCCTGCTGCTGAAATGGGCGAAAGGGGAATACATCAGGCATTAGATCCGTTATTAGATCTGGAACTAATCAGACAAATCGAACTTATAGGTGGAGCAGAAGGAATAAGAAGACACGAGCAGGAACTACGTGTGCATGGTATGACGGATGAACAATTCCAAGAAATGCTGAGAGTTGCAAATGCGCTAGAACCTAGACGTAGGGCAAGAGGAGGTCCCATCAATATGAAAAAACAGGCAAAAAGATTGCAAAGTTTAGGGCGCCATGGAGATACAATCCTGGCTCATATCAATCCTATTGAAGCTATGATGTTGAAGAGAATGGGTGGAAGTGGAACTATTA